TCAGCGCGCCTCTCGGCTTGCAAGAACCTGGATGCCGAGCCGCAGCGTTATCTCGCGGTCTGGCCACAGTTCGCAGGCTTGCTTGAACGCAGCGCGCCCAAGGTCGGAGCGCACCGTGGCTGCAACGAGGCGCTCGATACTGCCACCCTTCGTCCAGATTTCGACGTGGTATTGCAGATCGCGAGCGGTATCGGGTGGTATAGACAGCATGGGAACAATACAAGAACAACAAGAGACAAGAGTCCAGCCGCTAGAGATTGGGACGCGGCCGGATGCAGGCCCACGACCTATTGATTTGCTCGCGGTCGCCCTGGATGCCGTCGCGCGCTACATTGCCGGCGGCCGGAGACGTCTGGCCGCCGGATGCTTCGGGGAACCTTGGTCCGAAGCACTCAGACCCCGCGCCACCTCCTGTAAGACCGGCGCGGGGTCGGCCTTGCCGACTTGCGGAGCAGCGAGGGATGAGCGCCTCGGTTCTTCACATCTTCGATGAGATCTGGCGATTTCTCTACATCGTTGGCTTTGGGCTGGGTCTCGCGATCCTGGTGTGGGAATGGATCAAACGGCGCCGGAATCGCCATCGCCTGCCCCGCCCCGCAAATTCCAATCGGCGCTGGTATCAAACCCGAATTCCGTAAAAAATAGCAGTTAAAAACACGAAAACCGCACACTCGCTATTGCAAATGTACGGTTTCCGTATATATTCATCCTGTCAGCCGGTGGTTCGGCTGACACCAGACCAAGGAGAAAGAGATGAAAGTCCTCATCTTGGTCCGGCTCTGGAAATGGAAGGTTTTCCTTTCGATTTCCAGGTAACCCGGGTTCCGGTGGGAGGCGCCAACCTCTCACCGGTTCCCCTAATATAGCCGTGAAGGGGTATCGAAACAATGAGCGCCGAAGAGATGGAAGCCCTGCGGAAGACCCTGGGATTTACCCAAGCCGAAATGGCAAAAGCCCTCGGCATCGGCCTAACCACCTACTCCGAGATGATCCGCCGAGGCGAAATCGAAGAACGCTATCGGCTCGCCGCCGAACGCGTCGCGCTGTCGATCGCGGTCCAGCGCGGCAACCCCATGCTTGCGCCGCCGAGCATCCGGAAAGAAGCTCTCGCTCTCGCCAACCTCATCACCGAAGGATAGTTCGCCTATCCACGCTGGGGGCTTGGTGTCACATGGTGTTCGCCGCACATGCAGCTCGGACTCACGGTCCCGTCACAACAGAGCTGGCGCTGTCCAGAGCAGCCACAAACACCACTGTGATGCGAGCAACACCCGCGCTTATTCGGACCGGGCATGGGTGATTTTGATGGCGCGCGGCAAATCTTCTCTGAGATCGGCGCCGGCTGATTGCTAACCTCCCCCGCCACTGCAATCTGCGAAACGGAGAACAGCAACGCCAGAACTACTAGCAGCCACTTCATGAGATCCCCCAGTCATTGACGAGCCCTGAGTATAACAGAGCAGCGCTGTGACGACTGAGAAGCGATCTCAAGAGCACGCATGTGTATGGCGTGCCGAGGAAGACCGCCGGCGGACGGCGTGGCGCGCCTCAATTGTCGCTAGTTCCAACAAATGTGTCAGACGAGGCTCATTACCTCGCGCGGCAATCTTCTTGAGTTCGTCAAGCATCGACGCGCAATACTCGGGAGCGAACGCGCCCGAATTGGGAGTTCTGGCCATTGAGGTCCCCTCCACCTGCTACAACCGTTACTATCGCAATAGTTGCATATTAACTCAAAAAAAGCCCTCTGAAAACAAGGATATTTGTCATACAGCTCTGATGGCGAAAGTTCTGAACAACCTTAGGAAGAACCGCGGAGGTACAAAAACCCCGCCAGATCTCTCCGACGGGGCCAGAACCCAAAACACCTGAATCCGGATTATCCCCGGATAATGCGCACCAATTCGGCGATCCCCGTAACGGTCGCCACGATAGCCGCGATGGCGCCGATCGCAGCAAAGACGGTCATCACCAGCTTTCGGCCGCCCCCCATCTGGTCGATTACCGTCCTAATCGCGCGGATGTCGCTCTGGACGATATCCATGCGCTTAGCTTGGTTCTCGTTTTGCTCCTCGAGGCGGGCGAGACGCTCGCGGATTTGAGCTTCACTTGCCTCCGACATGATCGCCCCCCGCATTGCTTGCCCCCTTGCCCACGCACTCGTCCCAGAGTTTGCGGTATTGCCCGGCCGCAGTGCCGAGCGCCTTTCGCGAGTCCGCCAGGAGGTCGTAGAGCCCGTTGGCGTCGGTGTCCTTGGCCGGAACAGTCTCGATCACGATAGCCGGCGGCAACGCTTGCGACGGATGGCATCGGCCGTTGCCGCTGACGATGATGGCCTCGGGCGGCGACGAGCTGCATGCGGTCAGCAACGCGATGGCGGCAACTGCCAAACAATGCTTGACGGTTCGGGTCACGGCGCACCTCCGATCAATTTCGGGTCGTTCAGACCAGCCATGAGCGCCGCTGGAATGACTTGTGGCGGGCAGTCCGGTTTTGGCGGATTGGCGCTCGCCGCGGAGCGCGCCCGAGCCTTGAGCGCTGCCGCTGCATTGTTTGCGGCCTGCTGGCGGCGTCCCAACTCTTTGCCGTCCTCGACGCCCTGGTCGTAGTCCTTGGCGTCCTGCGCGGCCTGGGCTGCGGTGGCGTGCGGCACAGCGGCGGCAGTGACCTTGGCCTGCGCCGTGACGCACATGCTCGCGCCGCTCGCGTAGCCGAGCCCGTACGCAGCACCGAGCAGCACCAGGAGCCCGAGTCCGAGCGCCACCCACTCGATAACCTTGCCGCCCTTGATAGCGGTCCAGATCAGCTTAAGCATCGGCGCCTCCGTTCGGAGGGCGACGGGTGAAATCCTGCTTGACCGCGACGCCGATCACGACGCATGCCAGTGTCAGGTAGGCGGCGACGACCGGGAGCCAGTGCGGAAGATAGGACCGCATGTCGTCTGGGATGACCTGCCAGCCGGTCAGCAACGCGCCGCCGGCCGACGCTGCCCAGACCGAAAAGAACCGGTGCAGGTGTCGCCAGTCGTCCACGAGCCGCGCAACGACGGCCGCCCTCGCCCGTTGCAGCCAAGCCTTGAGCTTGTCCATGGTTCAAAGTCCTTTCTCGCAGAGAGCGCGCTCAGCGGCGCGGCGGCGGACGAGGCCCGGAAGGACCTTTCCACCTGCCTTGTTGTAGAGAGGGATTGCAGCGCAACCGCCCTTGAGGTCGCCGGCGCGGAACCGCTTGGCGACGGTCGACGTGCAATAGCGCTGGACGCCGATGTTGTAGGCGAGGCTCACCGCGGCGGCGAGCTGGTGGTCCCTGCCGTTGAGCCCCGGCGTGCACCTCAGAACGCCCTCGCCGTGGGCGATCAACTGCCGCTCCATCGATGCCAGGCATTCGGCGTCGGTGTAGACCTTTCCGACTACAACGTTGGAGGTATCGCCCATGCACTTGGTGGCAATTCCAACCGGATCGAGATAGCCGACGTTTCGCTTGCCCTCATGCTGCGGGACGATGGCCAGCAGCAGCGCGCAAGCGCCAGCGCCGACGACGCCGGCGAGCGTCTTCCGTTTCATGGATCACCTTTGGTAGGGTTAGGAGGCCTTCGCGGCCTCAAGCGCGACTAAGCGTCTTCAGAGCCAATCAACACGCTGCGCTTTAGATAGGCGTAGATATCGCCGAGGGCGACCGCGCCGCTAGCCGCGACCGGAACTTCACCTGACTGAATTTCAACGGCATAGGTTGCCAAAGGCCTCGCCGCATCGCGCGTCGCAACAGCTTGCGCCGCGTCTTGCGCGGCACCCACCAGCGCCTGCTGTGCGGCGTCTAGCTTAGCTGTCGCGGTCGCAACACTGGCTGGGTCAGATCCGTCCACGGTGGCCAATTCCGTTTCCGCCGCGGCCACCGCATCGTGCTTCTCGCTCACCGCCGCGGATAATGTGACGACAGAGGCGTCTGCAACCTTCCACGCTGCGCGATCGGCAGCGGAAACGTGCACCGACAACTCAGTGCTGATCCTTCCGCTCATTCGATCCAATGCTACTTTGGAGACGAACTGATAAGCCGGAGTGGTGCCGAATGGATGTTTGTAGTTCGCAATTAGTGCCATTTCCTATTGCTTTCCTGTTAGGGCCGCGATCGCTGACTCAAGTGCATCAATCCGCTTCGCCATGCCGTTGTTGTCGTTTACGAGCGCCGCCACGATTGGCCTAAGGTCAAGCGTACGCTTCCCGTTGCCGTCTACGCCGATTGCTTGAGGGATCGCGGCGAGCACATTCCCAGCACCAAGCCCAGCGTAAAGCCATTTCGTGTCGAGCCCGGCCTCCTCAGAATAGTGGTAGAGGATCGGTTTGATTTTCGCGATTGCGTCTCGTGACGCCGTGAACGGAGCAACTACGACCTTAATGCTTTCGTCCGACGAGGCAGTGATGTTGCCCGCAGCGTCGGTTACGAGCGTGCCAGCCCCATAGGCGTTGATCTGTACCGACCCACCGGCATTGATTTGCAGCCGTTGAAGGCTCGCCGAATAGTCAAAAATGCGGAATATCGAACCTGCCGATACGCTTTCGATGTTGTATCGACGCCCACCACTGGCAGCCTGCAAGCCAATGACGCCACTGTTTGTCCCGGTGCCACCTTGAACAAATACGCCAGTGTCGCCAACTACGGTAAGTGCGCTGTTAGGAGCGTTCGTCCCGATGCACAGGCCGGTGTTGGTCAAAGACATCTTCACAGAACCAACGCCCAGCGATCCCGCAGCGCCGAGCAACCAGTTGTGAACGGTTGCGGGCTCACCAACCCCTGTGCCGCCACCGTAGTTGATCGTGTTCGTTCCACTTACACCATCAAACTCGATAATGGTGGCGAGATTCCCCGTATAGGCCCCCGAGAAAAGCCTGAAATCGGAGTTGGCGTTAGCGGCGCTGTTTGTTCGACCTACAATGTTTCCTAAAACTTCAAACCTCTGCGCGGGATTTGTAATGCCGACACCTACCTTCCCATCGGCCCAAACACCGCCTGGAAAGTAAGTTGTTCCGCTAAAAGTCTTGTTCGACAGCGTTTCCGTTGTAGCGCGCCCGACAAGGGTGTCGGTTGCCGCCGGAAGCGAGAGCGTCGCTGTGCCGTTCTTGATCGATGCGATGATCGGCGCGGTCAGCGTCTTGTTGGTCAGCGTGCTGACGCTGTCCGTCGTCACGACCCCGGCCAATGCCAAGTCATTTACGAGATCGGAATCGGCCTGGCGCGTCCAGACCCCGTTCAAGAACTTCGGTCGGTCACCGTTCTGCCAGACCACCCCCGCAAACGATCGCAGAACACCGTTTCCGAACAATACGATCATCTTCGCGAGCTTCGCGCCAAGAGAGACGCGATCGTTCACGGCCTCGATGAGCGCCGGGGCACTCACCAAGGTAGCGCCGGACCACGGCTTGAACAATGTGGCCGTCGTGACGCCGTTCGCATAGTCGCCAACGGTGTTGATGATCCCCCAAATCGATCCCTCTGGTGTGGAAAACCGATAGTTTGGCACCAGCCACGAGGTCACGTCACCCGCGATCGAGAGCGTCGTAGAACCAGTGTCTATCGACACAACGACGTCGAAGGGTGTGTCTGCGGTCGTCACCATGATTATGCCCCACCTTCAATCGCGACAGGTGCAGCCATTGCCGCTGGCTCGGAGGGACGTTTGCTTGATGCCAACGCCTGAACAGCATCCTGCAATTCTTTGAATTTTGCAGACATCCCGTTGACCCTCTCCCTGAACATGTCGCGTTCATCGGCGATCAGGTCGCGCTCCGCGGCGGTAGCAGCAGACATGCGATTTGCGCGGTCGAGCAGCACGGCAAGGGCTTCGCATTCGCGCACTTTGGCGGCGTAACGGATTTCCAGCGGCAGCGATTGAACGCTGCCCTGCGCTTCGTTTGGCATAGATTTTCCTTGTTATTTCGAGCTCTCAGGAAACACTGCGACAGACATCATCCAGATGGTGTTCCCTGTAGGGTTCCAAAATCTCGGATGGTACACACGCGCCTCTGGGGGAATTACAGCTTTCACCGAAAGGCTCGCTCTGGCATCGGTACTGCTGGTTACGACTTGAGAAAGTGAGCCCGGGACAATTTTCCACGACGAGCCATCGAAATACTCAATAGCTGCCGGAATCGTGTTGACCGATCCGTTCTGGACTCTGAAATAGAACTTCGCTTCGACCGTATTGACAGTGACGTCTTGCCGAGGAAGGTAGCCATAACCCTGCACCACCCCCCAAGTGTCGCGATAGGCTTCCTTGTAGTAGTAGACGCTGGTGTTTGCGCTAATTGCGACCTGTACCGGCTCACTCGGAACAGCGACAGTCGTTTCTTCATCAGACTTAGTCGCGCCGTTCGAGGTACCGCCAATGTTTGTATAGCTGTATTTGTACGTCAGCCCCGGAAGACGGCTGAGGAAGATTGTGCCGTCACCGTTGAACACAGCCAGCGGATCGCCAGCGCTATTCAAGATCTGGAACTTAGCCGCGTAGAACGCGATTAGGTCCGCAGCACCGACAAGACGTGAACCGTTCGCCGTCGAATCCATGAAGAACGCAGCCGAATGCGAAGTCCCGTTCGAGTTCGTTGCGAGCGACAGCACGAAGCGCGAGGTTGTGTCCGCCGGAACACCGGATACAGCCTGATAGAGCTGCATGATTGCTGTAGACGAGTTGTTCCCGACTGTTCCCTGCAGTGAGGTGAGCGCATTTCCCTGCGCCGTCAGCACGCCATTGAGATTTGATACTGTGTTGCTCAGGTCTGAGAGCGCCTGCTCGCTCGCCTTACCCGGCAGCGCATTCTCGATCGCTGTGGTTCTAGACGCGACGCTTGTAAGGCCGCCTTCGGCATACGTCATCCGGCTTGCCAGAGCATCGGTCACCGTTGTCGACGCCTTACCAGGCAGCGCGTTCTCAATCGATGTGGTGCGACCCGCTAGGACGTCGAGACTGTTTTCGGTAATGGTGAGCCGAGACGCGATTGCGTCGGTGACGCTCGACGACACCTTTCCATTGATCTGGGTTTGAAACGAATCCAGGCGCCCTGCGATGACTGAGCCAGGCCCCGTCGCAGCAATCATCACAGAATCGGCATGGGCCTTGGCCTCGCCAAGGTTCGAGGCCGCGGTCTCCCGGATTTCGTCAATATCGCTATATTGGCCAAGCGTGGCCTCGGCCATGTTTGCAGCGAAGCCCGCAAGATCATCTCGGATCCTCGCAAGTTCACCAATCAGGTCGTCGCTGGTCTTCCGCACCCGCTCCTTAGCGGCCTGGGACTCATTCCACGCGGCAGCGATCGCCGCGTTGACGTCGTTCGTTAGTTGATCAGTTCCGATAGCGCCTGGAGCTACGGCCTTGGCTGGCTCGCTTCCGAGATCATTGACGGCCAGAGCGACGGCCACATAATCGGTCTGCCTGATCCACCTGCCTTTTTCAGGCTGATCTGCCGGGACGATGACGGTGCCCGCCGCAGGAGTGGAGACGGAGTTCGGATTGTAGGCCCACGCCTCCATTGCATCAGCGGAATACAGGAACGCCAACATGACGCCTGCCGCCTGCACTGCAGACCAAGCCGAAATTTCAGCGCGGGAGCCAACTTTTGTCGCCGACATTTCGAACCCGTTATTGCGGGATGTATGTGATCACGATGCGCAGCTTCCAGTTGGCGGAGGTGAGCTGAGCATTGCCAGGGCTATTCATGAAGCTGGTTACATAGATGCCGTTCGTGGAAACGGCCCACTTCACAGAGGACCCGTTCGCGGCGACAGTCACGCCGCGGTCGTTCTCGGAACCATGGGAGTTCGAGTTGGGAACGACGACATCGCCGGGCTGCCACCCTTGATCCGCGACTTGGCAAACAAGCATCGGCACCACCGAGAGAATCTTGCTTATCGCCTGATTGTGGGGTGCAGAGTTGTAGTCGGCATTCGAGAATGAGATATCGGGGTGGCAATAGACACGGGCATTCCTGCTGATTTCCTGCTGCACAAAGGCCGTGGTTGCGACATTCGCCGTGCTATCACCCGTTCCTTTGGTGACGGCCATGTAAGGCACCCAAGTTGCCTGTGCTGCAGTGCCTGACGACGTGCAAACATAGACGACGTTGTTGGTGACGTCGGTGCATTCGTCCGCTGGCGACACACCGGGAACGGCGGCAGTGCCGGCGACGTGACCGTTCGGGTTCCCAGCGTAGGTGTAGCGGGCAACAAGCGCGGAACCGGCAAGAGCACTCGAAACCGGCAGCATTGCCATCGGGTACGGAGGAAGGTTCGCGAGAGCCAGGACGCCGGAAACCTCTGACGTGAGATCGATCTTCGGGGCTTGCCCGTTGACGCCATGATGGTGCGAGCCCAGCAATCCTGCCAGGAACGGAGCGCCGCTCACGGTGACGATCTTGTTTTGCGCGATCGCAGTCTGTCCATAGGCCAAATCGATCAAATAGAGCCCAATAGCCCCGCTGTCGGCACTCGGCGCAGACTCGCTGCCGGTGGACGCCACCGCGCCGTACTTGACCGACAACGTGCAGACGCCAGCCCTGCGCGTGCTTTGCATCGCCCCGAAACCACCAGGCCCCATGTACACGTTGGCCGGGTTGTCGGCGTTATAATAAGGCAGCACCCCACTGTTAGGGTCATCAGTGGGAATGATATCGGTCTGAGCGAACTTGGCTTGGATCAAGGCATACCGGGACTGACCGGACGAAATGCCTGCCGTCGACAAAGTGATGGATTGCGCCGCCGCGATGCCCTGCTGGACTGTCTGGCGCGCGTCCGTGCCCATGACACTATATGCGGTCGCATCAACCGCAGCCTGCAGGTAGATACGGCCCGCCGCGATGTTGATGACCAGGCTGGCCGGCGAGGAAGCCGTCGCGGCAAACCCGCTCACAACAGAGGCGGTCGAGCCAAAGAGGTCGCCCCAGGCAATCCCACTGCCGTAGACGAACTCGCGCGCCAGAGACAAGAAATCGTACAGGCGCCCCTGCTCCTGATCATAGATAATCGGACGGTCCATTTTGAGGCCCTTCGTGTATTGAGTTGGGTTTGGGAGCGGGTCAGGCGCTAAAGCGCAGCTTCGCCAAGACGCCCTCGATCTTCAGGCGGCGCACAGCGGCAACCACTTCAGGCGCCGCGCTGTTCGGGGCCGGCACATCCATGAAGAAGCGACCACCGCTCGCGCTAGTCCAACGGAACGGTGTCGCAACGGTGTCGACACCCCAATAGAAGGCACGCGGTCCGCCCCAGGTCCCAGTTTGATCGGGGCGCCACGGCTCAGTAATGCGCGGAGTGGCGCCCACGATGCTCGTTACGGCGCCGGAAATCGCGGCCGTCGTGTTTGATGGCGCCAGAAGCGCAGCTCGGATGCGCGCGCTATAAGCGGCATCCGCCTCACCAGCCTTTCGTGGAAGCTGATCGCCGAAGAAGTCCTCGGCCGCGAGATCCAGCCAGCCATCGGTCGCGGTAGAAAGGCGCGTTTGCAGCTTCGCATAGCTGTATAGCTGGTAAACGAACGCAAGAGCCCAGGCCGCACCCGCGAACACGGCGTCAATGACGGGGATGGTGCCGCCAGATTGCCCAAACCAGGGCGGCAGCATTCGCTTGAGCCGGGCGGCAACATCTGCTTCATCACCAGTCATTACGACACCATCACGGTTCTGGCTTTGGGGAACTGGAAGGCTGTCAGCGCTAGGTCTGCCGCCACGCCGTTGATCATCACATTCGTGACATTGGTGATCGCCGGATAGGAGTCGTAGGCGATTTGAGCGATGCGCGTGAGCGCCAGGGTCTGTTCAGCCATCGTCATGGCGTTGATGTAGGCCACGACGGCGTCATAGGCGGCGCTTACCGCTGGCGCGTAATCCGTCGCGGAGTTCACATTGAGCGTCAGCGAAGCATCAACATCGACCACACTCGGCCCGAACACGCCAAACTGGATGCCGCACCCTCGGACGGCCGACACCGCGTCAAAGACCGCGTTGAGGAGGCTTTGCGGCGGCGCGCCGGATCCGTCGTCGACAGCGATGAAGAAATAGCCGCCGAGCTCGCGCTGCTCCGGATAGGTCTTGTTGCGGACGATGGCAAAGCGCAGGCCCGCTTGGACGTTGGCGACGGCATATTCGATCGAGCCGTCGTTTGATGTCCGCAGAGACCGCAGATAAGCGCGGAACCGCAGGCGGACGGCGGCATCAGTCTCGGCGTCCTGGCCACCGGCAAAAGCGGCCGCGTTGCTGGCCGTGTCGATGCCATCTATTTCGGAGACGATCAGGCTGATCGCGCCGGCGGCGACATTTCCGGCCGCGCCAGCAATGGAGGCGCGCACAGGGACGGTAACCGAGCTCGTGCCCGCATCCAAGACATAGCCGCCGCGCTGAGACGAATAGGCGGGATTGCTCAGATCGGCCACGATGGCGAATTGCTGTGAGCCGTCCCCAGTCGAAACCAAGCCGCCGATCGCCGCGAAGCCAGGCGCCGAGGAAGTAAACCGGGAAAGCGTCACCTGACCACTCGCAGCGACGGCCTGCAGCCGTGTCAGACCGTAATCGGCGATGAAGCTGTCCAAGTCGCTGCCGGTGGACGTTGACGCCCTGGTGGTCGCCAGGAGGCCCAGGACCAGGCCTTGGAGCCAAAGCGCCACCTGCGCGAACGCCTCGGTGGCGGCTCGCAGGATAGAGCCGATCGTGAAGTCGACGAGGCCTGCGGCCTTTGCCTGCACGGCGGTGGACATGCCCGTGACAAGCGTCGAGAAGCCTTTTGTGTTCATCGCTCTACTGGCTCAGATCGAAGGAAAGGACAGCCGGGATCTTCTCGGGCGCGACGACATACTCGATGCGTGCGGAAAGACCGTTCTGGATGGCGCGAAGGGTCACCACCGGGCGCGGGGTTCGGGCGACAGAGGCCTCTTTGAGCATCTGGCCAACAACAACAGCCTTGATCGCGTCGAGGTCGACATTCTTGCCGATGTACGCCGGCAGGCCTGCGCCGTAATCGGGGTGGGTGATGTAATCGCCGGGGTTGGTCATGAGGCGGCGCAGAACGCGCTGCTTTGACCGGTCGACGCTCGTTGCGCGGGCTAAATCGCCGGTCGGCGACACCGCGAGGTCATTGCCCCAGAAGTGCCAAGCGTCGCTAAGGTTGCGCAGGTCAGCCACGTCAATTCCCCTTGAGCGTTGAGGTCAGGTGCTCTTGCGTCATCGGTACGGTCGGGGCCTGGGCGACGCCGCCGATCACCTGCTGTGTGTGGGAATTGAACAGGGCTACAAACGCGTCAGTAACCAACGTCCGGAAGACCGCCCCCTCGTCGCCGATGTCGATTTCCACAGCGCTCTGCAGCAGCACCTTTCCGTCATTCGTGAGCTTCAGGTAGGCGCCGTCTTCATGCACCAGCCAGATTTCACCGACTTCAACACTTAGCGGCCTGTCTTGATCGTTGTAGAACGACGCCGTGATCACGCCGACGTCCGTCACACCCTCGGGAAATTCGAGCTTGACTAGTGTGCCAATCGGCGGCGGAGCGAAGAGGCCCCAGCCATTCCCTGCCCATGGCGTTCCGACCGGCAGCCAGCCGGTTTCCTTGCCCGATGGCTGCAGTTTGACCTTGGCGCAGTAGCGTTTCGGATCGAACGACGAGACGATGCCGTAGCGCGCCCGCGCCTTTCCAGATTCCTGCATCATGGCCTGCAGCCGCATCGTGTTCTGCAGGTGCCCGATACCCCTCATACCGTCACCTCGGTTTCGGGCGAGTGGTTCTTGACGCTGATGGACCAGCTATAGCCACCGCCGGCGTCGAGCGTCCGGCCGATGGAGTCGATGAAGTAGACCTGGTCCCAGCTTGTGTCCGTGCCTTCGACTTTCAGCACGTCGGTCCGTTGCAGGAGGTTGTCGGCCGGGCCGTCGATCGTGGCCTTGCGTTCGTGCTTTGACAGCTCCTCTGCCATTTGCTTGGCGCGCTGCTGCGCCTGATCAGCGGTGAGGCCGGGGATGTCATAGACGTAGGTCTGTGTGTCGCCGCTCGATCCCTTCCGGCGCGCTTTGGCCTGACGCACGAACGCGCTCTTCCTCTGCGCGTTCCAACTGCGAACCTTGACGACGATGTCCTTGGCAATGGTCAGGCTGCGCGAGACATTGAGGGTCTGGAAATTGCCTTTGATCGGACCGCCGTCCTGGCCGGGAAGCATGCACTGGATCACGTAAGGGTCGCCGGTGAGCGGCGGCATGGGCTCAAAGTGCAGTTCCTTGCCCCTGACGTAGACGGAAAAATTTTCCTGCCGGGCGAGATAGCAAAGCAGGTCCCACTGTGTCCGGTTGTCCTGCATCAGGACGTTGTCGATCGAATAAAAGCGTCCAACCTTGGTGTCGGTAGCTTTGACGACCGGCGTCAATCCATGCTCCGAGGCAAGCTTCGCCACAATCTGCGATGCAGTCAGGTTCGGATATTTTGCGTCGGACTTGGTATCGAGAAAGCGGGAGGTCAGATCGCGTCCAGACACCGTGATGACGCCGCGATCGACGGCCCAATTAACTTCGTCCACCAAGCCGAAAATCATGCTGTCGAGATCGGACGGGCTGAAGTTCGCCGGGTCCGGCGGGAACCCGATGAACAGCTCGAGTTCCATCTTGTCAGTGTCGCTCCACCAAGCCGGGCCAAACTCGGCCGGAAGCTTCGACACTGCAAAGGTGGCGTCGAACGTGTCCGCTTGGAAAAATGCGTTATTGACGACTCCAAGCGAGGTCCAGCCCGGAACGATGACGCCGTTGATCTTCACCAGGCCGCGCGGCGTCCGCGCCGCCGGCGTGACGGGAAGTGTGTTTTTCATGTCGACAGCACGCCGTCGGGCGAAGAGACCGGCTTTTCGGGCACGGTCAGCGTCTGCACGCCGTCGAGCATGGGGTCGCTCAAGCCATTGGCGCGGGCGATGACCGGCCATGCCGAAGCATCGCCATATTGCTGCGCGGCGACGTGGTAGAGATCGCCGCCCGCCATGGTGACGAGCTTTCCGCTCACGCCGTCCGCCGTTAGGTTCGTCGCGATGCGCCCGAGTGAGGCGTCCATCTGGTAGAGGCTGTCGAGTTGGGCGAAGCTGTCGATATCGCGCTTCAGGCTGATCGCCGCCGTACCGAACGGCGCGTAGGGAACCACGCCGGCGAGCCCCTGAGCGGCATCACCGATCGGCGAGAGCTCGGCAATGATGCTGCGGACCTGCTGCTGGGTCGCCAGAACCGGCTCGAGCACCGACTGGATTTCCTTCGCTGTGGCCGAAACGAACGATGTGACCTCGCTCACCGCCGAACGGATCGTGGTGATTGCGCTCGCCAGGGTATCGTTGCCGATCAGGCCGCTCTTCGTTTCGGCGTTCTTCAGATCCTGCTCGATCTGATCGTCAAGGCTGACCTGCGCCTCAGACACGGAAGGTGTGGCGAGGTCTTCGACCACGACACAGCTGATCCGATACGGGATCTGGTACTTGCGCTGAAAGTTCGCCTCAAACGTCCCGACGATAACGGTGTAAGAGTGCCGCCCCCAGGACAGCGGGTAAGCCTTCCCTTCGCTCCGCATTGCGTCGAGCAACTCGGCCCTCGCACCGGCGTCAGTTCCGAGGAACAAGCCGGACCATTCGACCGGTCGATCGTCGGGCCCCATTGCGTCGATGACGCGCACGCCGCCGACGAGCCGCTTGATGGCAAGCATCTGGTCGCCGCCGAACGGGATCGATTCAGGCACTTCGAAGCGCTCGAACGCAACGTCGCCGAGCTGCAGGACGATATCGGGTTTCATCAGTAAGCCCCAGCGCCGACGGGCAGGACATGAATATTGGGGTCAAAGAACGATGCGGAGTTGTTGTTCAGCCCCATCGCCTTGTTGATGTGCCCGAGGACGCCCTCACCGACTTTCTTGCCGTCCATGTGCAGATTGACGACATAGCCGCTCATGTTCGACTTCGACGGGACATAGGGCGAACCGGCCTTCTTGCCCTCCCATTCATCGTCCCACTTGTCGCGTGGACCGCTATAAAGACCAAGGCGCTTCTCGACGAAATGACCATCGTTCCAGAACGCGCCCCACTTCCCGGTACTGGATGGCGATTTGTCCCAGAGATAGGCGCCAACGCCGACGACGCCGAGAACACTTGCGAGGCGCGACAGCCCCCCTGTGGCTACGGCAATCGAGCTGATCAGGGACCCAGCGGTTTTTCCTCCGCCAATCACAAGCGCCAAACCTTCGAACGCACCCTTGAGCAACAGCACCGTACCGCCGAACATGAGCGCAGACGACAAACCGATGAACGCCCATGTCAGAATTTTCACGGTCGCCGGATGCCTCTGGGCCCAGGCTGTCCAGGCGCGCAAGGTGTCGACAAGATAGAGCGTGGATTTGACCAAGGTGGGCATGATCTGGTAGCCGATCGTGGCGAGCATGTTCTGCCATTGCTTGTGCAGCGCGAGAGCCGCCATCTGCGGATCGGTCTTCAGCAGCTCGTTGTAGCCGGCCAGCCCTTGCGCCTGTCCGATCAGCTTCTGGTCGCGAGTGAACTTCCAACCCTGCAGCGTCATCTGCTGCATGACAAATCCAGCCGTGCGGTTCGGGAACAGGTACTGGAGAACCTGGCGCTGGTTCTTCTCGTCTGTGATGCCCTTCTTGAGCATGGCCGGAAGCAAGATGTTCTGCGCCCACGCGAACGGATTCTGTTGGAACAGGTCACTGCCCTTGATGGCGCCGGGCCGCAGCCCCTTGGCTGAACCGACGCGGTTCCACACGACCTTTGACGCGTCGAGCAGTCCCAGGCTTTGCCATTCCTTCAGCGCCTTCTGCGGCACCGTTCCGCCCACCACAGCGGAATAGGCGGACATCAGCGCATTGCCTGGGCCACCAGTACCGCCACCGCCGCCAGCCGACTTCATTTCCTGAATCAGCGTCGGCAGGATCGTGTAGGCAAACTGGTCAGACCACCCTTGCGTGGCGGCGCGGCCATACTTGAAGGCAGAGAGGAAGTCGCCAGCCTGGATCTTGCCACCGCCCGCGATAATCGCCTTCGTGATGAGGTCGGCTTGCACGTTGAACTCGTGCGGATTGCGAACGGCGCCCTTCATTTCCAGCGCCTTTGCGAGCGAATAGGCTTGGTCTCCGCCTCCGCCGCCCATCACGTTCGAAAGAACAGCCTGGATCTTCTGGATGGTGGCGACGTTCTCAATGGCGTGGCCTGTGTTACCAAACACCATCCGCAGTTCGCGAATGGCTGCAAGGTTCTCAGCGGCTGTCGCCGTCGGCACCTCGGCACCGATCTTCCAGGCCTTGGCAGTTGCCTGGGCGATCTCGAGGTTTTTCATGCCCGCAATTCGCATCTGAGCGAGCTGGTGGGCATATTCGGACGCCGGCTTCACCGCCTTCCCGATCAGCGAGAAGCCAAACGCGCCCGCCCCGAACAGTACGCCGCCCGCCATCATCGTGAGCTTGATCTTGTCGAGATGACGCTGGAGGCTCTTCGCGTCCGCATTCGTCTTCACGAACTGGCGAGAGATCATGCCGAGGCCGGAAATAACGTTACCGGTCAGCGCCAGGCGCACTCCAACGGTGTAGGCTTCAAACATCTGAAACCCTTGCTATTTTGCGTTGTTGCAGAAAGCGCGCTATGGTGGCGCTATGTCAGTGATCGTCTTCGCGCAGATCTGGTTGGCTGATCACGGCGTCGGGCAATACCCCGAGCCGGAATGGCGCGCTCGTCGCCGCCAAAGCCATCCCTTGCCGATGTCCGCCCGCATTCTTGGCGGTCTGCTCTGCGTCTTCCTGATAATCGTGTTTGGCGGGGTGCTGCTCGGGATGGGCGTAGTCGCCTACGCGTTCTTGAGCGCCCTTGTCGGCTAACCCTCAATCAGCTTTTCGGCAAGTGAACCAGGCTCGGGATGGATCTCGCGGTCGTATCCCAATGCGGGATGAACCGGCGTCCCGCCGATCAGCCCTTGAACCACAGCAGCACCCAGTGTGCGCCGGATGTATTTCTCGCTTCTGATTGCGGCCGGCCCCCACACCGGGCGTGGTGGAATCCGCATAGTGCCGAACTCGTGGTAAGGCGCGATCGGGCTCGTGGAACCAGCCACGCCATCAAGCCCATGAACACTGTGGGCCGAGCTGTCCATAAGCTCGCCGCTCCGCAGTAGCGGGTCGTTCTCAGTGTAGCCAAGCCGCACGCGCTCTTCCTTCGTCGACTCCGCAAGCTCTTCCCAGGCCGGATGCGGCCCAACCTTGCCCTGGTAATTGCCGAACTCCCGCCTGGCGACCTTTTCGATGTGAGCCACACACTGTTCAATGCCGGTCTGCATTGATGCGTAGACGCGCACCTGACTTTCAACCAAAAAGTCAGCAAATGCGCCCATGTCAGGGAAATCACGCATCAGGTCTGCGGCCTCTTGTAGGTCATGGTCTCAAAATCAAACTCGTTGCCATGGAAGCCACCGAAGATGATAGCAAAGCCCGCACGCGTTGTGTCGTCGAGCCGAAATGCGAGATCAAACGGCACCCCGTTATGAACAAGCCACAGCGCCTCGGTGAAGGCGCTGTTAGTTGCTATTTTTTTACAGCGGTCTTGTCCGCCTCGCTGTCACTGTCGCCCCAATATTCCCGGACGCCCTTGGCGATGGCCTCCACGCCTTCTTCGCCGAGGCGCTCAATGAAGCCGTCGAGTTCGCGGTCGGTGTTCGGAAAGATGATGGTCTGGCCGTCGATCGCGGCAACGAACAGCAGCGGCATACACATGCCGACATAGGTCTGGTTCGCGGCAACGTCGGCCGGCAACATCTTCACGAGACGGAACTGGGAGAGTACCGAAGGCTTGGCCAGCTTGATCTGGCGGCCGCGCGCATCGGTGACGATGTGCTCCTGCAGCGCCTCCTTCACCAGTTCGGTGCTCGCCGAAGCTTCAGTCTCGCTGTGAACTTTGACTTTCGGTGCCATTTTCACCCTCAGAGTTTGATGCGGCGCGACGCCGCGAAGGCGACACGCTGTTTGACGGTGCCCTGCGGATCGCCGCGGGATCCCGCGGAGTCGTATTTGAGGGCCACATTCGTGTACTGGTAGGTCGACACCGTCCCGTTCTTTTCGACGATGGTTTCGGTGATCGTGTTCGACGGAATGTTGAGGCCATTGAAATAGTCCGCCTCGATGCCGGCGAAATAGTCGTCCAGACGAGAGTCGTAGCGCTCAAAGTCGATGGTTCCGGTCCAGCCATCGGGAATGAAAATCGTGTCGATGATGCCATCCGACTTGCGGACCTTGATCTCGGCCGATTCCTGTTTCGGCTCGAATCCTGTCCGGCCGGTGAAGCGGATCGGACCATTCGGCCCGATAACATCGACCGAGATATCCCGGCCGACCGTGTAGCCATTTGCAGGCATGTCTTGGCTCTCCTATGAGATTAGTTGGGTTGGTCAGGCTGCCGCGAATTGCGCAGCTGAGACGATCTGGACCGAGGCGCCGCCTGTGAGGTCGACCAGGAAGTATTCGACGACATCGAAGTACTGGACCATCACCTTCGCCTTTTGGGTGCCAGCACCGGCCTGGCCGGACGTGATGGTCGTGCTGTACGGCACGGTGCCTGCCGCGTTTCCGATCTGACCGGCTTGCCACATGTTGAACAGGAAGGCGTCGATTGTGGACTTGGCCTCGCGCATTTCTGTCGGAGTCAGGAGCCGACCGACGAACTTGCCCGACCCCGCGTTGAGCGTCGTGGCGATGTAGTTCGTCAGGGTCGTATAGCTGTCCTGGTGACGAACCTGGTCCGACGAGGCGTTCCGGCCAAACCGGAAACCGAAATAGGATCCGCCCGGACACGGGTTCGCGATAACGTCGCAACGTGCCGCGGCCAGGGCCTGCAGCTCGGGCGCGGAGTAGACCTGGTTCGCATAGCTCTTCTGAGTGCCGACGACGTTTGGAAGCGGCTTGTTGAGCACGGACTGTTCCACGCCGATGACCGCCTTTTCGCCGAGGTAGAAGCCCTGCGGAGAAACCAGGCGTGTGATGTTGTTGATGGTGTCGAGCCAATACACCCAGTCGCCGAACAGCGGCTTAATCCAAGGGTTGTCCTGGGTGTTCGAGGTGGTGAAGTTGGCGATTGTCTCGGACGCTGGCGCGGTCGCTGCGGCTTGCATGCTTTCGGAAAGCGCGAACGTGAGCTGCGTCCCCCAGGTCGCATAGTCATCGCAGTCGGCCAGTGCGAACAGGGCCGCGCCCGTGCCGCGCAGGGCGTACATGCCGGTGCGCGGAGTCGTGTCGGCGCCGACCAGGACTGAGCTGGTGATGGTCGTGGTGCCGTCAGTGCCGCCGGCCAGCGTACCAGTCGAGGCCGCGGGAGCAGTCGTACCTGCGCCGGCCGACGCGATCACCAGGTCGGACCGCGCGCGGGATGCGGATTGGCCGTTGTTGATCGCGGCCGCGGCGTTGACCCAGAAGGCGTTGCCGGTGCCGGTGATGTTGTCGAACGTTTCCGGCGCGCGGTTGGCGCGGCTCAGGGTGATCTTCCACGAATTCGGCGCGGTTCCCGCGGAAATCGCCCACCCGTCGCCGTTGGCGCCGGAGCCCGTGTACCTCGAGGTCAGCGTCAAGCAGTTGGTAAGGATCGTCGCCGTTGCAGCGGTGTCGGTGCCATCCGTAACGCGCACGAAGCGGAAGTTGTTTGCGCCGAGCTGCTGCGCGACCGCCACCAGCGTGCCGCCGTCGTATTTGCGCGGCTGCAGCGCGCCAAACAGCAACGTGAAATCACTGATTCCGCTGATCAGCGTCGGGCTGTTCTTCGGCCCCCACGTCGCCGTTCCGACGATTCCGATGATGTTCGACGGCACGCCGTTGACCGCCACCGCCGGAGGCGCCTGGACGTTCACGTAGAGATCGGGGACGGTCAGCGCCGAGGGGTTGACGCCGCCCTGGTTGTAAATGGTCATTGCGCTGCTTTCCTCTTGGGTTCGGTTGCGGGCTGGTCGTCAGCGATCTGCACGACCTTTTCCGGATGATCGGAGAGCGCGAGAGCGCAGGCCTTTTCATCGGCGATTTGCGCGCCAACGGCGTATTCGCCGAAAGCGATAGTGACGACGAGCTTCATGGGAGGCCTCAGCTTAAGAGGGTGACGGTTTCGGCGGGGACGCCGGCCGGCGCCAAGCCGGTTTCGACGCTGGTTTCAACGATTTGTTCGGCGGCGAGCGTGTCGGTCGTGCCGTATTCGACCGAGAAGATTAGGTCGCGCCGGAAAATTCCCTGCTTCTGGTCGAAATCGGTGAAGGGCGACGCGCGGTAAACCAAGCGACCCTGACTGCCATCAGCCAGAGCAAGGAACGATTGCGCACGCAGCTTCGGGTCGATGTATTTGGCCACCGTGTCCCGGTCTTTTGGGTGCGGCGCCCATACCGCGATCTGAAATTCACGGTCCTGACGGCCAAGCTCGCGCGATGCGGTGCCGGCGACGCCGACGCGCGCGGCAGCGATCAAATAGGCCCCGGGAAGCGCGATCTGCGTGCCGCTGACGGTCGTTCCGGGAAACTGGGAAGCAATGACGGCCCCGAGCCCCGCTGCCGCCTGTGCCGCGCTCTCGCCGCTCTGTGCGGAGTAGCGGCATGGCGTCTTCCCGACCAAAACAAAGAGGTTTTGGCCGAAAAACGGTGTTGGCGCCGCGCCGCCGACGGTGATCACCTGCCCTGCCGAAGCAAGTGAATAGGTCGCCTCGGGAACGCTCACCTCCTCATAGTCGAGGGGGTAGCGAGTGGAATCTCGTTCGGTCGGTCGCGTGTAGACCGAGACGACGGTTTTGCCTTTCTTGAGGTTGTCATCCAGGCTCTGCGGGCCCGGCCACCCCTTCATTACCAATACAGGAATGCCGCAAGCGGAGGGCTGCATTGTGGCGGTCGGTGCTACCGGATACAGGATCGCGGCGACTACTGTCTTGAGCGCCTCTTGCACGTCGGAAAGATCAGCCATGACGAAGACGGCCCGCCTCGTTGGCGCTGCACAGCTTCACGGCGAGATCAGCTGCCGCAGTGCAAGCACAGTTAAGAGCCGTGGCAAGTCTCAGCAGCGCCTTGAACTCACGCGTGTTCGCGACCGCCAAATCGAATTCGGCATAAGCGCGGCGCAGATCCTCGAACGGGTTGTTCATCACGCCTCCAACCGCTCGGCGTGGAAGCAACCGCCGAGCGAATTTGTGTAGTCGGCCACGACCTGAAAGCGCCGGCCAAGATCATCCACAATGATGTCGCGATTGATCACGGTGCCGTCGGACAAGGCGCGGGGCGGGGTCATCACCTGCCATGCATTGTTGCCGCCGTCGGCGGGAAGCCCGACCGGATTTTTCCCGCCCGCGCGCTTAGCTTGGATGCTGGCTGGGATGTCGGCCACAACGAGGACTTCGGCCTCGGCAGTGTCCGCCACATAGTCATCCATCGCACCGACGCCGTCCTGGGCGGCCGGACGCATCACCTTGATAGTGCGGGGGTAGAGAAAGCTCATGGGAGGGCCATCGACTGATGATGATCAGAAGTGCAGCTTGAGGCGATACGGCTCCAGGAGGTTCCTGGTGTCGCCATCCATGTTGGTCTGCGCCCATCGCTCGAGCCGGGTATCACCAGCCTGTGCGATTTTGAACGCCGGGCTGACGTCGCCGAAGCGTTGCAGCGTGGCGATCATGTTCGCCGTTGCCTGCTTGACGACGGAAGGAATTGATGTGCTCGGAAAACCGGCGACGTAGCGCACGCGGATTTCGGAGTAATAGGCCAACAGCATGCCCGCCGGCACCCAGATTTCACCCGTGGCAACGCTGACGCTGGCCTGGGTCACGTCCCATGGCACCCACTGCGGCGGGCCGCCGAAGGTCTGCAGCGCTGCGAGCAAGTTCTGGTCATTGTAGAGCCCGGCGACCTGATCGGACCGGCGCCCGTAGCTGTATCGGCCGAGGCCAGAGAGAATGCGGACAATCGGCCAACGCGTCAGCCGAGAAACCGACCGCTTGGAGGCAAGCGCCCGTTCCTCGAGGATCTGAAGGCCGGCCTCCATGGTTGCGCCCGCGGTGTGGCTGTTTACGACCGTGCGAAGCGTGAGGGTGCCGCGCATCGTATCGACGGAGCTGACCACCACGGCCTCGCACAGCGAGGTATCAGTTCGATCGAGAACAAAGACCTCGCCCACCAGGTCCGACAGGCCCGCACTGGCCAACGGGCACGCGACCACAACGTCACGTCCAGGTGCGATCGCCGCAGGCAGCTTCAGCGCGAGGCTCGGGCTGAGCGCAGGCATGTAACACGGCAAGCCGCTGGCATCGTCTGCCCACGCCAGTCCCTCGGGACGTTCGAGGTAGGCATCTATCAGGGTTGAGGCCTGCTGGATCTGCTGCGGTGTAGCGCCAGCCGCGCCGTAGTCGGCGCAGTCCTCTGCGGCCAAGTATTCGGACGGCATCAGAGCACCACCCCTGCAGGAAGCCAGAGGCTTGTGCTCTTGGCCTGCCCCGTCGCGATCAGATACCGACCGAGATCGTCCGGAACTTCAGCGCCCTTCGGCCCGAATTTCACCTCGAATGTCTTCGCGGATCCGTCCGCGTTGCGCCAATCGGCTGCAACGCCGCCCTTTACGCCGCGCGGATCAGCGGCCGGGGCAACGTAAAGCGTCTGACGGCGATCATTGGGATGGTAGACACGCATATCGGCCACAGTGTTTGGGTGTGGGGCGGCACGACACCGCCCCACGTTTGACGATCAGCCCGCTGTCACGGTTTTGCGGACCACTGCGACCACGGCGTGAGCCGCGTCGGGGCGCTTCGCGGCGATCGCCGAGAAATGCACGCCGACGTACTGGCCCTGCAACCCGGCAAGAAGGCCGAGCTGGAAGATGCGCGGCTGAAGGTTGCCGTCCCCGCCATGCACGACCGGGCGCTCGATGTTGCGTTCGTCCACGATCACGGCGAAGTAATTCGAATTGCCCGTTCCAGGCGCGGCGAAGCCGTAGCTGGTATCGGTCGTGGCCGGAACAAACGGGTCCGGGATCAGCGGAAGCACGCCGGCCTGCGTATTCAGGGCCTTTACCGACACACCAGCCGCGACGTCCACGTTCTTCAATTCGATGTGGGACGCTTTGGCTTCCTGCTCGATCATGTCGGCCAGCAGCGGGTTGAGGTAAATCGCGCTCAGACGCACCTTCTGCGTCTGGTTGGCGACCATGGCGGCAACCTTGGTCTTGATGCCGTCGATGATCGGCGCGCCCAGGCCGATCGTTGCCTGATTCGTGATCTGCGTGAGCAAGCCGCAGAAGCTCTGCGTATTGCTGTCGCCGATGGACGTCGCCGTGCCATTCCACACCGCCGCGGCCTCAGCCACGACGATACCGGACGTGATGTCCTCGATGTCCTTCGCCTCAACATAGGCGAACTGGCCCTGCATGCGGGTCACATCGACGTCGAACAGGCCGAAGTTGGTCTGCCCGGTCACGGCCTTGATGTAGACGGCGCGCTCGGTACGGGTCGGCCCGCTCGGGGTCGGGGTGATGTTGCGCGGATCGGTGAAACCTGCCGTTGCGATCGCGGTCTGGTCGAAGAAGCGGCTCGGGTGACCGTTCGCCGGCGACGGTTCAATGCGCGACAGCGTCACGGAGTCGCGACGAACGATGTCGGCGATTTCCGTCTCGTAGCGGTTGACTTCCATCGAACCGTTTCCGAGGTAATCTGCGGCGGCGCTGATGGTTCCGGTCGAGGCAGAGGCGAGAAGCGTCGCGACCTGCTTGGCCAGCGGATTGTTCGGGTCGATAAAACCCGCAGTGATGCGTTCCATGAGTTTTTCCTTTGCGGGTCAGGATTACGCGGTTTCGTCCAGAAGGCCGGCGCGGCTCGCTTCGGTCTTCATGCGGATGCGCTCGCCGATGCTCTTGCCGGCCAGCAGTTTCTCGAACGTGGAAAGGGGCACTCTTTCGCCCGTCTTCACGCCGCTGTCGGCACCGGCCCTGGCGAGCAGCGTGGCGATCTGCGGCGACACCGTTTTGCGCACCGGCTCGTCGGTGTGTGCCTTGGCCGCCTCGATCGCGTCGGTAAGCTGGGTCTTGAGGTTGGCGACCTCATCCTTGAGCGCCTTCACGTCGGCGCCGGCCTCGACCTTCTCGACTTTCGGATCGGCGGCGGCGGAAACGCCCGGGTAATAGTCATGATCGCGGAAGACATGAGGGACGATGCCGTTCATGGCTTCGGCTTCCATGCTGTCCGCCATACGGCGGAGCACGGCGACGTGGCCCTGCGTGACATGGGTGCCGATACCAGCGGCGCACATGCCGTCAGCGGCGGCGCGCAGCTTGTCGGCGTGCGGGGCAACACGGGAGTGCAGCTCCTTGCCCGCCTCGATCTTCTTGCCGAGGTCGGCCTGCCCGGCCTCGATCGTGGCGATCTTGTCGGTGAGCGGCTTGACCGCCGCATCGATGATCGCCTGCAACTCTTCCTTGGTCATCTCGATTTCTCCTGCCGCAGCCGCGGCGAGTGACGTGGTTGTGAATGCCGCCTTGTCCTTGAGAAGGATGGCGGCGCCGGTGAAAACGCAGGCGGTGATGACCAAAGGGTCGCCGTCGAGGCTCTCAACATGGTTGTGTTGGGCTTCGAAGCTGAAGCCCAGGGAATCCTTGTTGGCCTTGATGAACGCGGCTTCTTCGGGGAAGTCGGCTGCGTAAATGATGCCCTCAATCCGGAGATCGGAGCCTTCAATGGTTGCGGCGGTGATGACGCCGATTTTCCGTCTGGCGTCGTGACCGTCGAATTCTGCGGTGACGTCCACTCCCATCATGGCGAGGGAGTCGAGCGCGTTCTTTGCCGCTTGCGACGTCATCATGATGCGCTTGCCACGGCTGCCGTGCGGTGCAAAGTTCGACGGCTCGTCCAGCTTAGTCAGGACACCCGAGAACGGCATGCGGTTCGGGTGGTCCTCGACTTCGGGGACTAGGATCGCCATGGCCTCAAGGCGCATCGCCTTGATCGTGTCCCAGTCGGACGTGTCCATTCCGAACTTGTGGGCCCGCTCCAGAATGTGCTTGCGGGCCTCTGCGCGCTCCGTATCGCTGAGCCCCTTGGTGCGCCCCACCTGTGACCAGGCCATCGCAACGTGCTTTTGGTCGTGGATCGGCAGGACGCGTTTGCCCGGGACTGCAAAGTCCGAGGCGGGAAGCGCGTCCCGCTCTTTCTCGGTCAGCGACATGGCAAGCCCTCGATGATCAGACCAGCGTGCTCTGAATGGTGGTGAGCGTGGTCTTGTTGGCCCCGGCCGGAAGCTCTTTGATGAGTTCGCCCAGGAGGACGTGCAGCTCGGACGCCATCTGCTTGGCTTGGCCGAGCAACATGCTCGGATGAGCGCCTTTGGCGGACGCCGCGGAAATTTCGGCGGCGGTCAGTGTCACGGCACCGATATCGTTCTTCATGCTCATTGCATTGCCTCACATTTTCTTGCGGACGAATTCGAGAAATTCGCCGAGTTCGCCGTCCACCGAACCTTCGACGCGCGAGACAAAAGCTTTTGTCTCGTCCCACAGCAGCTGCAGGTGGCTTTCCAATTCGGCCGGCGCCCGCGGCGGAGCTGCGCTCACCGCATCCGGGCTCGCCGGTTCGTCGTGAAGCTCATCGCTGGCGCCGGTCTCGTCAGCGCCAGCCGGGGCGTCGCTCTTGGCGTTCCTATTTTTGCTCATCACGCAACGACCAGGAGGTCCAGCGTGCCAACCACCAGCGTGCTGGCGGCGAGGCGCGGCGACAGGTTGATGGTGAAGCCGGATTGCGTGCGCCCCGAGATGTAATAGGTCGCGTCCTGGCTGGTCGAGACGAACACGGCGTACGAGGCCGGAAGCTCGAGACCGGTAATGGGGATCTGGACCGCCGCGCCCGCCGCCGAGCCGGCGGCGTTGGCAATCTGCTTCTGCAGCAGCACGGAAAGGCGATCCGGCGCAGCGAGCGGCGACGAACCCCTCAGAATCGACACGTCATGAACGTCAAGAGCCATGGTTATTCCCTTTGCTTCGGTTGAGCCGGGGCCTTGTTGGCGGGCTTCGGTTCAGGGGGTTGCGGGAGATCGGGGTCATCAACAACGGCGGCGCCGCGTGCGGCGTTCGTTGCGATCTGCATGTCGGCGTACGTCATCTTTCCCCACTGGCCACCGAGCGGCGGCCGCTTGCGGGTCTCCCGGTATTCGTCGGGGGTGACGGCGTTGTTCTTGTATTCAAGCTCGAACACCTCGGCATCGAGCTTGGCGTCCTCACGCTTCAGGCCGTTGAACTGGAACGCGAGCTGATAGAAGCCGAGGCGGCCCTGAATTGCGTGTCGGGTGAAAACCGAGGCGAAAAGAGCGGCCCACGGAACAATCGCCTGATCCCAATCGCGCTCCTGGGCCACATCGGCGGTGCTGCGGTTGACGTCCCGTTCAACCCCGAGGTTTTGCGGGCTGAGGTCGAACGCAATGGCGATTTCCGACTTCAGAAACTCCTGGTACTTCAGGTACAGCGCGTTATCGCCGTCGGGGTAAAGCTTGTGCACGGCGCCGCCCTTAGTGGCGACGATCGGCGTGACGCCCTGCCCTTCGACATCGCTGGTCCAGTAGGCGCGGAACGCCGCCAATTCGTTCGCAGCGCCTTCGCCCAGGTCGATCATGGCCGACGGCTTGGCGTTCGACGTGACCTTCCCGGCAAATTCGGCAACACCGAGCTGACGGCTGATCGAATTGAACGCGATTTCAAGCGGTCCCGTGCCGAACGGCGACGCCGTGTTCGGATTGGGCCGGACGTAGATCAGCTCGTCGTCGCGGAGCTGCACCGTGGGGCCACCGCCCGAATAGGTGCCGTATCCCACCGACTGCGCATAGCGCGCCTCGTTTGCGCCGCCTGACCAGGCCGGATAGATCTGGATCGACAATCCGTCGACCGGAAAAAGCCAGAGCGGGCGCAACTTGTTGCCGGAGCGCTGTGTCTCGACGGCGCCGGCGCCGATCAAGGTGTCTTCCACCACCTGCTCGATCATGGTCCGCCAGCTATCGTCGCGGTTCGGATGCTGCAGGCAGTACGTCGCCGTCTCAATCTGGCGTTTGAGTTCGGGCGACTCCTTCGCACCCGCCACTGGGACAATCTCCCAATCCAGCATGGCGATCGGGTTCTTGATCGCGTTGATGGCGCGGCGCGCATACACCGTGTGCGAGAAGTAGCGAAGATTGCGCGGCGTCGGTTTCCACACGACGCGCTGCTGCGGCCGCATCTGGCCGATAGAAACGATATTTGGCCACGGCGTTGTGTCGCGCTTCGGCTCTTGCCGACGTCGACTAATGCCAAGCCGTTTGAGGAAACCACCAGCCATCAAGCAAATCCAAATTGATGGCCCTCGTCGGGGAGCGCCAGTTCGGTTACGCCCCACACGAGAGCGTCCATTCGGTTAGGACTTGGCATTCCTGGAACCCACGTTGTCATTTCAGTCTCTAGAGCGAGTAGATCCGTTGTGTGATGGACCTTCCCCTGTTCATAGAGTGCAGCAACCGGCTCGGCTCGGACTGCCTTTCCGCGGGACGCGTGAACTTCCTTGTAGGACACCGTTTGGTCGATAGTGCGGATGGTGTTTTCGACCATCGCTCCGCCGAAGTTCGTCTCAGCTATGATGCGATCGGCGCCAAGACGGCGATAAAGCAGAATGGATTGCGTGCCCCACTCGTTCGGACTGTAAGATCCTGAAGCGTCGGCGATGACAAAGCAGTGGTCATCGAACGCCTGCCCCACTGCGATAATCCCGACCTCGTCATGGCCAGTGCCTTTGCCGCCCGATGGGTCTACCGCCACCACAATCCGCTTTAGCGGCGGTATTGCCGTGCTTCTCGTCGCGTTGATCAGGTCGCGCGTCCAGAGAGCTCCTGGTACTTCAGCGGAGAAAGCTTCTTCAGGGGTCGCCGGATATTCGCGGCGGAAGTTGTGGACGCCGTTGAGCTCGACAATTTTGAGGCGGCGCCACCACAACTGGGCATCGTCGACGCCGTAAAGATCGGCGTACTGCTGTTCCTCGCTGGAACGTTCAAATCCTGCCGGCGGCTCTTTCCGGTATTCCTTCTGCCAGAACCACGGAATGAAGATCAGGACGTATTCGCCCTCGCCGCGCATGGCCTTGGCGCACATGTCGTAGAACAGGCCGCTCGCGCCGGCAGACGTGCTTTCGAGAATGACTTCCGTTTCTGGCGCGTCAGGAACTGCCTGCAGAGCACCGGCGACGTGGGTTTCGGCGTGTGGCCAGTATGCGACCTCTGAGCCGTGAAATAGCTGGATCGTATCGGAGCGGCCGGTGCCTTTGCTGCCGGCTGTGCCAACCTTGTAGCCGCTGTCCAGCTTGTTGAAGATCAGCTCTTTGGCGTTCGACGCTGCCCGGCGGGGCCGAACCAGCGGCGGACAATGATCGTAGAAGCGCTTCGCCATCCCGAAGAGGTTGGTGGTCGCGTCATCCAAGTGAGTCAGAATGAACGCTCTCGTGCCCCGCCGGTGCGTCGTTTTCCAGAAAAAGCGGCCCTCGGTATAGGTGGAACAGCCTTGTTGGCGCCCCTTCAAGACGAGTGCGCGAACTTTTCCAGTTTTGCGGCGTTGCTCCTCAATCTTTTCGTGCAGATAGATCTGGGCGTCATTTAGGACGAACGGCTCGACCTTTCCGTCCTTGGTCCTGATCCTGAGACACCGGGGTGCATAGTGAACAAAGTCGTCCTTGAGACGCTGGCGTATGCGGCGCTCTCGGTCACTCAAGCTGGTCGAGGGCGTCTTCGTGGTTGCTGACATTCACGTCGGCCTCAACATTGGCCAGCCGCGGGTGAACGAAAGGGGCCGCGTCCTTTGCCACGACGTTCGCCTGCATCGCCTTGCCGATGTTGACGATTTTTCCGGCCTTGTCGGTCGCTTCCGACCACAGGTGCCGCATCAATTGAAGCTGCAGTTCGAGGGGAGTGATCCCGGATGCGGCGGCCTCTTCGGCAATCTGCTTCCGGCGCCGCGTGGCCTCCGAGACAGTTCCCTTCTTCCGACCGGCGCCCGGCCGTTTACCGCCGCGCATCTGATGCCTCTTTGATTTCTCTGATTACTGAATCAGTTTTCAAAGCTGTCCACGGCACGTCCCACACGCCCCGACGATTTGAGCCTCGGTGATTGTCGGGCGCTTCTTGGCGGCTTCGACCAGATCGAAGGTGTGGCCGGCACCACGACCCGCCCCATATCTCTGAACAATCCCGACAAATTCCTCGACATCATGGCCGCGGATCGCGAATACGGGCTGACCACTCTTCGTGAACTTCGGCTGACCGAACCTATTGAGCGCCTGGCCGCAGTGATAAAGCTCATGCTCTACCAAGGCGCAGAACGAACCGTCGTCACAGACCGCGGCGTAACCGGCGTCGAAGGTCAGGAGGAAATCCGGCAACGCGCCGAACCACGCCTCAAGCTGTTGCTCCTGCCTAGCCTTTGACCACTTTCCACCTTGGAACAGGGGCAGCTCGGCTTGACCGACGATTGAAACCATGTGACGGCTGTTCGGGAGCGTTGCCCACAGCATTCCAAACCGCGCGTCTTTCAGGTGGCGGTGATCTCCGTTCTCGAGCGGAGCACCGTTGGCGATAAAGGACGCCACCACCCATTCGGCAAGATCCGGCGCCGGGATGAAGCTGGGCGGAACCTCCCCTTCACTGAACACAGGCGGGCGCGGCCGGCGCCGCATTACGTTAGCCTTCGCCATGGAGCCATCCCCTTTGAAAGAATCCGCCGCTTTCGGCACAGCCGGAGGAGCGGCGGCAGTTCATCCAGGGAGGGGTGCCGTCACGGCGGTAGAGTGCCGTGGGGCTTCGGACGCCGGTGGCCGGCGAATAGGTCAGGAAGCCTTGCGCTGCTTCCATTGAGCCTCGAACCGCTCATTCGTGACGCGCACGGCGGCGGAGAATAGTTCCTGCTGATCCGTGGTCGGATGCTTCGGGGCGTGCGCCATGTAGAACTTGATGGCGCCGTCGCCAGCGTTGCTGATACCGGGCTGGCGGACATAGACCTTGTAGCTCTTGTCGGTGCCCTCTACCCCGTACCGATCGTCCGTCAGGGTCTTGCGGCAGATGGCCATCAAGTCGTCGGGATGAATGGACCCGCAATAGGAGCATGTCCGGTTGCCATCGGGGCCGATGTCCCAGGTGTCCGGGGCGGCACCGTCGCGCATATTGTACGAGAACGGCTCATCACGACGAGCGCAGCGGTGGCGGCCGGCGAAACAAAACAGGCGCTGGCGCAACTGGAACACCCGAAGCGGTTCGGAGAGCGTGCGCGTCCGCCTTCCAGCTTTGTCGTGGCTGCGATAGCAGGTCGGGTCCATCTGAGGGAGACGACCGTCACCCGGGAAATGGAGACTGTGACGTGTGTTGTAGCGCAGGAACGCCATGATGCGCATTGGCTAGATTCCTCGGTATGGTGCGAAACAGCGGAACTATTTTCACCGGAATCAGGTCAGAGCGATCGACACATGATGAACGAGCCAGGATGCACCCAGCACGAGCGCAACACCGATGACGATGCCGCCGACCAGAAGGCCCGCGAAGACGCCGCGGAAATCGAAGTCCATCACCTGCCCTCGACAACATCGGCCACACGCTCGCGGGCCATGTCCAGCAGGTTGACGGCCTCGGTCAGCTTCGGATCGGCGCCGATTTTTTCGACCTCATCGACCGCCTTGCGGATCGCGAGTTCGGCCGGCGTATGGAGATGCAGGTCACAGCGCGTCGGAACGCCGTCGGTGCGCAGGTGCGGACGGGGTTCTCGCTCCTGACAAGTGCCACTTGTCTTTGTCGGATCGATCCGAATGAGGCCGTCTGGTGAAACTGCGTAAATGAGGTCGCCGACCCGATACCGACAGGTCACATCATCCGGAATTGAAACGAGATTTGCACGCATCCTGATGCGGCCACCGCCAGGTACAACGGCGTCAACTTTCCAGCTGCCGTCTTTCGGCTCAATCCGCTGCTTCACCGCTTCGGCACGGAGCAACGCGGCAATGTCCTGGCGTGACGCGGTATCGCACCCCTTGGCCGGGCGAAGCTTGTGGAGCGACGCAGCCTTGTTGATGTCGTGCGCGGCGCCGTCGGCTTCGAGAAAAGTTGCAGCGGCAGAGAGGATGTCGGCGAGCTTCATCCTTTACTCCTCGTATGGGAATTGGGGGCCCAACGTCTGGCGCCACGGCTGATCGGTCCGCAGCCCTCGGCCGGGCCCCGCTCTCGGGGTTGTAGGTTTGCGCCGCCGGGCTGGTGCGTGCCCCATGGCACGGCGGCGCGTTCAGCGCTTAGGAGAAGGCGGAGCCGTTTCTGCCCGATCCATCGGGCGCGGGAGAGGCACTAGGCAATCCCGCTACGGTACGACCCTTCTGTCACTGCGCCGGATTGGAAAGGCATTGCCGGTTCATTGGAAAAGCAATGCTCGGGTTGGTGCCGACTGTAGGGTTCGAACCCACGGCCCGCGGTTTACATAACCGCCGCTCTACCTGCTGAGCTAAGCCGGCGAATTGGTGGAAGTGGCCGGGATCGAACCGGCGACACCCTGGATGCAAACCAGGCGCTCTCCCATCTGAGCTACACCCCCAAGCGTTGGCGGACGGGGTAGGATTCGAACCCACGGGGCTGTGACACCCTTCGGTTTTCAGGACCGCTGCCTTAAGCCGCTCGGCCACCCGTCCGAAATCTGTAGCTGCGGCGCTGTCCGGTTCGATCGCTTCTGACCCAGGCCGCCGGACAAGGGATTTGCAATCTACAGCGCCGCAGCGGACTACCATCTTCTCTGGCCGGGTGTCCCCGGCATCCCTTAGTGCGCAGACATCCCCGCGAGATCGGGCAAGATGGCAGACCGCCAAAGCGTCATAGCCGCCGCAGTACTTGGCCCTTCCGATTACCCCATCACTGGAAACCCGACGAACGGGACGAAAGAGCCCAGCACCAAGGTGTCAGGCTGGCCGCTGAAAATGCAACACTCCCCGCGCGAATAGCTGATCCACCGGCGGATATCCGAGTGCCCTTTCGAACGCTGCGCCGTCGCCGATTGTTGCCTTGACGCGGTCGACCAGCTTGCGGTCCTCCGCCTTCACCTTGGTTTCGTCTACCCGGAGCCATCTGGAGACAGTGGCAAGCCAGCGGAGGTGATGCTCGCGGGCCTCGGCGAGTTGCGCCGAGCTGAGCGTGGCGCGCTCGAAGCTGAACTTGGACAACGAGAGCGGCGCAGGCTTCGCGCGACCTGCATGGACCGTAAGCGGTGCAGCAACCGAATCGAATGTCGGCGCGACAACGGCCCGCTTTCGCACGGCAGCGCGCATCAGAAAGTGCCCGATTTTGCTGATTTTTCAGGCTTCGCAGTCGCGGGCAACTCAATGCACCGACGCAAATCAACGAAGACGTTGAACAGATTGAGTATTTTTCCCGTCGCCGTCAATCAGCTTTCAACACCACGTTATGGATTAGTAACGCGACAGGGTTTGGTTCATTTCATTGTGGAGTTGGCACAGGGATTCCATCTTCGCTTTGACTGCGGCCTTCGCCTTCTCGATGTTCTCCGATGCCGGATGGCAGTCTTCGTCCCTCCATCGGTACAGGGTTGTCACCGATATTCCCGCCGCGTGCGCCGCAGCCTTTGGGGAGCCGAACGCCTTGATCAGAGCCGTAGCTACGTTAGAACCGGTGAGGATCATTACGCCCTCCGCTTCATCTCGGCGGGAACCATGACGATGTCGCAGTCCGCGATCTGCGGAGACGCCAGGCCGCCGAAGTCGAGCCACGCCCAACCACGGCTGAAGTCGACCAGCTTACCGATCCGGTCCTTGAACGCGCCGCGCACGATGCGGTAATCGGCGCCGCGCTCGAGATCCTTGCGCCCAGCCCCGGTCTTGTGGGTGACCAGCCCCGCCCGCTCTGCGTCTTCACGCTTGCGGTGCTCATCGATGAGAGCGGAGAGTATGGTCCCAGGATGTCCGGGACGGCTCTCGAGGAAGTGCATGACCCCGCGGCGGCTGCGCGCCAGGCTGTATTCGCTGTCGTTGTCGCCATCGAACCGGGCGTAGAAATACGGCGGCATGAGAAGCTCGCAGGTGAGCTTCATCTTGCCCTTCAACGTCCGCTCCCGCTCCCAGGTACGGGGGAAGTGCACTTCGATCAGCACTTCCTTCAGGCTGACCTCGGCCAGCTCGCCCCGCCCGTTCTGTGCGACGCCTACGCGCCATGCCATCGTCATCGGATAGCTCTCCTATCGCTTGTTGTGTGGTCGTTTGCGCACTCGATCACCACGTCGGCGCCGAATGCCTGGGTGAGCGCGCCTTGGTAGTTCTTCGCGATCCAGTTCCGGCGGAACGGTTTGTCGGCCACGACGCGCACCGGTGTGCCGACGATCAGCTCAACCACACCGCCACCGAACCATTGGGCGAACGCCGCCGCGCCGATGGATTCGACCAGCTTGCTCCCGGCATCGCCCCAATCGGGAGGCAGAGGCAACTCACCGCCGCCGCCGGTACGGCTTGCCTCCAAGAACCCGTCGAACCGCTCTTGCGAGAGATAGCCCTCGGCATGTTTTGGCCGGTACCAGGATTTGTTTTCGTCGCAATAGGCTCGGAACGCAGGGAGGGACGCTATCGCGCCGGCCTGCTGCTGTGGGCTAAGCGCCCGCCAGCGCTTGAACGCTGCCTTTTTCGACATGTTGGGATCAGTGGGATAGCCGGTCCAGAACGCCTGGAACGCCTCCGAGTACGGGGTACGGCCGCGAGCGCCTGGCTTCGCGACGGATCCGGCCAGCGGTTCAGGCTCGGGTTCCGACTTGGCGTCGGGGTCCGGAGCGGAAGCGCTTTGAGGCGTGGCATCGAGAGGTACGACGGCCAAAGGCGTCGTACAAGGTTCTTCTTTCTTCTCTGGTTCTGGATATGGTTCATGGATAGCTACACTTTCGCTAAGCGTAGCTGGTGGCGATTTAGTAGCGGTCGCTAAATCCTGTTTCTTTGATTTCAATGCTTTAGCTTTTCCGCCTAGCGAACCGCTAGCGCGGTTGGCTTCAATCTTTTCGATGACGCCGACGAGGTCTTTTTCAACGCGTTTTTGACGCCAACCGTCGACGCTCACCTCGAACAGCTCGACGAGCACTTGTCTCGCTCTCTCCCATGCGTGAGGGCTAAGGCGGGCGATGCGAGCAAGGCGCCGTTCGTCTGGCGGCAGCGGCGCTCCGTTCGAACGCCATTGCGCCATCATCAACAGCATGTAGGCCCCGAATTCTTCGGTGGTCAGATGCGTCGTGTCGGCGATCAGCGCGTCGGTTGCGACCGGCCATATTGGGGCCTTGCTCATCCCTCCACCCTTGCCAGTGTCGGCGCGTAAACGGTGAACGGCGGAGCTGCCGGGCGAAGAACGCGCTTACACCACAAGAACCAGCTATGGTTGGCGCTGGGGCCAGCCCCCTGCTTCCCGTCTGCCGTCTTTTCGCGCGGGAACCACTCAATCCGTCGGTTCAAGACCACGCGGCCGGCGAAGTGCTGGCATTCGCCGAACAAGTGGCGGCGCGTCTTGGCGCTGTCAAAGTCTGCCTGCAGCAGCAGGGCGAGGATGCCACCGAGCGGCAATAGCGACAGCCCGACCTCAATGAAACGCTCTGCCGTGGCGCCACGCGGGCCGTACGGCGGGTTGGTGATGATGTCCTGGTAGACGCGCTGCGCCGCAAAACGGCCAGCCTGCGGTGACAGGAAATCCATCTCCGCGATCATCGGTCCGTAGCCATGGTCGTGAAGATCGGTGCCAATCACGCGGGCACCAAGCGCTTCGAGCGCCCGCGCCATCTTTCCCTCGCCGCAGGCCGGTTCCCACACCGTGCGACCGGTCAGGTTGACGTGCTCGCCGAGCGAGTCCGTTACCCATGAAAGCGTCTGGTAGAGGTCGGCGGGGACGCGCGCGTAGCCGGAATTGCGAGTGCTCATGCCGCCTCGCGATCGACTGACAGCGTCGGCAGACCACGGAGCGCACGCTTGCGGTCCACATAGGCGTAGAACTGCGCAATGGTCATCTTGCGCTTGCCGATGTAGACGCCGCCGCGTTGACGGACAATCTTCGCCTTGATGCCGAATTCGCGATCGAGCCACGAAATCACGTTGTGGATTTCGCCCGAGGCGCCGGGGCCGAAGCGCCGGATGCCGCGCTGCGCGATGAAGTCGGAAATCGCGTCGTCGTCGTTCGTGGCGGTCGGGCTGATCGGCCGCGCCGGTGCAAAGCGCATCGCGAACGGGTTTCCGCGGTGCGTTGCGGATTTCGGAACACCCTTGAACCGAGGCGTGCCGAGCGTGCCGTCCTTCAGCCGGCCGATCGCGCGCTTGATGGTGTCCGTAGACACGCCCATCAACTTCGCGATTTCCTTCTGCGGGATGCCCTGGTCGACATACTGGCGGAGCTTGTCGACGTGGTTCTTGTCCCAATTCGTACGCATGCGGCTGTTCTCAATCTTGCGCTTCACGCGCACGCCGGCGACGTGCCGGTGTCGATTTCTGTTTTGCTGGCTTCTTCTCTCGCAACGCGAGCGGTACGTAATCCGGGAACTTCAGATCGAAGTCGCGCGCGTAGCGGCGCAGTGTGCCGATTTTTCGGCCCATATAGAGGGGACCGCTCAGCACCTTCAGAGAGACCCCTGCGGCGCTGAACCGGCGCATCAGTTCGCCCATCTTTGCGCGGTGATCGGTCGGCAAGAGAGGGCCTTGCATTACCCCCCCCCAGAATGTCGGACAATTCCATTTGCGTTACCCTCACGGTGATCACCGCATATCCATGCCGCGCAGATAGGTGTCGAGCATGGCCTCGGCTTCCTGGAAGTCTGCCTTGTCCAACTTCCGGAGCCGGACGACTGTTCGCATCGTTTTCGTGCAAAAGCCTTCGCCTTTAGCTTCGGCGTAGACTTCCTTGATGTCGTCGGTGAGCGCTTTTTTCTCTTCCTCGAGACGCTCCACGCGCTCGATGAAGGAACGCAGGCGATCTTTTGCAAATGCCGCTTTGGTCATCTCTCCCCTCCCTAATCGTTGTTGTAGGTGTGCCAGGGCTGGTCGCAGGGTTCGCCGACCTCTTCACCCTTCTCGTTCGCAAAACGAGCTGGCGGCACGTAAGGCTCTCGGCGGATATCCTTGCGGAGGCATTCGTTCGTTTCGCGTCTGATCGCATCGCGGACACGCATGTCGCAGCGCTTGGCCTCGGGTGGTATCGGGCGAAGATGAAGCATTACTTCCCTCCGATGAGACGAGTGAGCAGCGCGCGCGCCGCAGAGCCTTGCGGCCCCGGATCGGCGGACACGGCATGCAGCCCAGCAATTACGGCGTTGAGCGCATACGGTCCGTTATCGTCACCAACGATTTCGGCGAGAACGAATTCGGCGACGGCCGGAATGCGGCGCGCCATGTTGATGGTCTTGGCGAGGTTCGGGCAGTTTGTGCCATCCTGCCAGTTCTTGGCCGTGTCCTTAGATGCGCACGCGGCCCTTGCAAGTTCGCCCCGCTGCGATTGGCGAGCAATAACCGAGACACGAGCGGTAACGTCCCTCTCGGTCACGAATTTTAGCCCCACCGGCGCTGTAGACGTTAAGCAATTTCCCGCTGCACGGTGGTCGAGGACCGAGCGGTTGAGGCGCTCGTTGCCAGGAGATCGAGTTGCCGCAAGACACGACATCACATCGCCCCGCTGTATTGGTGGGCGCCCTGAACGATTCCCGTCCGGGGGGCGGACGGTCTGACGCTCAGGGCGCTGCCATTCGCCGTCGAGTTCATTCGGCGAATTACGAATATCTGACAGGTGCGCGGCTTCGCCGGTCCGGCGGCGAGCGCGGGGAAGCGCTCCGAAGCATCCGCGAGCGAGCGCGTCCGGAACACCTCGCACGCGATTCTGTACCGCAGGACGCGAACGCGGTCGGCGAATTCGGAGCTTGCCGCAATCCGACGTTCAACTGCATGCAAGGCATGCCAAGGCGTGCTGTGGTCCTGCAGGTGGAACAGCCTCGCCAAGGTCGACAGGCTGATCGGACGGCCGCTGCCGCCAGCGACGCACGTCCGGCAAAGCCATATCGCGAGCTGGCGCGGGTGGGCCGCGGCGTACCGCTTGGTGCCGGTCAGCAGCTCGCCGACCGTAATGCCGTAATCATCGGCAACGACCAGCTTGGTCCGGGCGACGGTGTTCGGGGCGTTTATCATTTATGCCACCTGCCCCACGGCGCCGGATCGCCGCATCGCAGCGGAAGTGGAAAGCGCCAAAAATTGGGACGTCGCAGTTACTGTCGCAGGAAGTGTTGCATATCTCGCAACACTGCGAGCCTTGAGCCACGCGACAACGGCGCACCAACACGTGTAGAAGGCCTCAGAAATCGATTTGTCAGCACTCGGCTCTTCCGGGAGTGTCAAAAAACTCAACAGAATGTGGATTTTCTTGACACTGGAGAGGACGCGGCAAATCACCAATTGGGACATTTTCAAGATCTGAGCCCGAAAATATTTTGCCCGGAACCATCTTGCAGTGTTGCTAGAACAGTGCGTGAATTTTCCCCGACATCCTGTTTGGGGTTGGGGCACTCCCGTGAGCTCGAACGATCCAACGGCGTTGAAAACGCGCGCCGACGATATAACTCTCGCTATCCTCTTCCGGTCGCTGCATCGCTGCGCGGATGCTCCGGCCGACTGTGCTACATGCGCTATCGCCCGAGCACGTGGAAGAATGGCTACGGCCGCGTACAACGCGATTTCGCCGCTCTCGGCGCCAAGCACATCTATCGAAGATGCGCAGTCGGCATATCTCTCGGCGCAACTGCGGCTCAAAGCGTATTGTGCGCTGTGCAAAGAGGTAGAAGCCGCATAGGCGTTCATTTAGACGGTGCCTTCATTTTCGGGTGGATACACGTCCGGTCGCAGCTGATGGCGGGTGATTTTCCCGCCAGTCGCGCGCTCGATCGGGATGCACCACCGCCAGGGCGCCGGGCGTCCCGCGCGGACTACATCGTTGACGGATTGCTGGGTGATACCGATCACCGCCGCCAAAGCGGTGTCGGTCCCGCCGAGGACCTCTTTCGCAGCCATCAGGGCGTCGAAGCCTTTCAAGCCGGAATAGTCAGGCACGGCGATGTCGGGTGAGTTGTCCATAAACGCCGTATACAGGTATTCCTGTGCTCCGTCAACAGGAACAACTGTACAGAAACTATACAGGGATGCCTGTACGCTGCCGCCCATGACTGGAATCGGGGATCGGGCGAAGAAAGCCAGAAAGCTGCGGAAGCTAACGCTTCAGCAGGTGGCGGACGCGATCGGGGTGAAGTACCAGACCATCCAGGACCTTGAAAAAGGCAAATCACAAGGAACTAAGTTCCTGCTGGCACTCGCACGCGTCCTCGAGGTTCGCCCGGAATGGCTCGAGTCAGCCGAGGGCCCCATGGACCTGCCGGCAGCCGAGAAACGACCAGTTCTGATTGTTGGCCAGGTCGGAGCCGGCGCCGAGATGATATTCTATTCTGAGGGACAGGGTCCTTTTGGAGAGGCGCCATCAATTCAAGACGCCACCTCCAACACAGTTGCGGTTGAGATCAACGGAGGCTCTCTTGGCCCACTGTTCGATCACTGGTTGGCATACTATGACGACGTTCGTCTGCCCCCGACCGAAGATCTCGTCGGATATCTCTGTGTGGTCGGGCTAAAAGACGGCCGCGTCTTGATCAAAAAATTGCAGCTCGGGCGCACCAAAAAGCGCTTCGATCTTTTCTCAAATCTTGAGGCACCAATTTACGACGTCGAGGTACGGTGGGCTGCCAAGGTCAAGGATTTGCGGCCGCGGTAGAAAGCAGGCGCATATGGTCCGCCTCGATCCCAACGTCGGACAAGACTTCCACCACCGAGCCTTCTATCTCGTATTTGCACTCAATTGATTGGCACTGCAGAAGCATTTTCCGTTCTTCGCGCGACAGGTCCTTGGTAGACACCAAAACTGGCGTCGTATCGAAAGCCTTCTCGCTCAGGCTTCCCATCTCATCGCTTCCCATGACCGAAAAAACTCCGGTCAATCTGATTTTTTGGCCCAATAACTTGCGCCGGTCGAGTTTGAAATCAATCAGCGCCATATCCTGGTATGAAGGGCTTTTTGGTCCTGCATCGGCCGTTGGTGCCGCTAGCGTAGCTGCTTGCTCACCCTGCGGGGTGACTGTGGTTGGTGACGATTCGAACTGAGCCGCGATAATTGCCAGGGCCACGAACGTGACCAGACCAAGCAATACTTGCTTTGCACCGATCTTTTTTTCGGCTGGATTTTCCATGCCCCCCACTCCATCGACTAACTCGTTGAGAAGATACGGCAATCAAGGCTCGCCACGCGACACAGGAATTCCTGTTGACTGATACAGGAGTTCCTGTATTCTCCTGTGTATCGAGCGACCCCGTAGGCGTCGCAAACGGGAGGCGAAGATGCCAGTTATCGAATTTGCGCAAATCAAGTGGCGCCCGGGCACTCCGGACGGCCTGACGCGGTCCGAAGTGCGCGGCCTCGGGCTGATCGAGATAGAGCCCAATATAGCGCCGCTGGCCACGCTGAAGCGGCATTGGAGCCTCAATCTGCTTGGCGCAGTCGCCCTCTCTGGCGCCGTCTGGTTCGCCGTCGGCGTCGGCCTCGCTGGCTGCGCCACATCGCCAGCCTCCGACCTCTACGATGGCCAGCGGCACGCCCCGGCCCAGGTCAAAGCCTTCTGCGCCGATATCGGCGGGACCTACGTCCACGGCGCCGGCTGCGCGATCAGCTACGCCCACGGCGCCAAGAGCCTGAACCCTCAGCTTCAGAACGGCGTCTGCCGCATCATCGTTGAGCAAAGCCAGATCAGGCGGGCCGCGGCCGAAGCCGCGCTGCGCGCCGCCTGCAATCGCTGAGGGCCCGAAGCAATGGAACGGCTCGTTTCCACTCCATCGGTCAGCAGAGGCTGCGCGCTCCTGGTCATCGCGTTCGTCATCGGCTGGATCGCCTTCGGCCTCGTCTACATCAACTATCCGGGAGCGTTCTGATGCGCACGGCAGATCAACAAGCCCTGGCCGACATCATGGGCGAGATCGCGCGGCCGAAACCGGTGGCCCTCGTCTACTGCGATCAGATTGCCCACATCATCCAGCGCGAACTTGCGTCGGGATGGGCGGGCTTCGCGAACGTCGGCCGCGTCGAATACGACCTGCACCCGACCGGCGGCTATCTCGTCTCCACAAAGAAGACGATCCGCGTCACCGACCGCAACGGCCGCAATTACCGGATCACCGTCGAGGAGGGCGAGCAATGAGCATCGTCTACTTCGTCGAAGACCAACTTCGCACCGGCACCGCGGTGTTCGGCGAAACCACCATTCCCACCCATGGCGATAGGTCCGAGGCCGACGCCGCGGCCGCGCTGCTGGAATGCGTCGGAAAGCCCGTCCGCGTGATCGGCCTCGACACCGAGACGCTCCGGGCCTGGGACGCCTCTGCAGCGGTCGCGCGGCACCTCGCCGACGAACGTCACGCCCGCGGTGAGGAACCGCTCGCAGGTGCTATCGGCGAATTCATCTGGCGTCACGCCCCGGCTGACGTGGACGTCGGCTATCGCGGCCCCATCAACCAATACGACGACGTGCCGATGCGCACGGCAGCGGAGTGAACCATGGAAGCGAAAGAACTGTCTCAGGCCCTATCCGAACTGCGCCGCGCGATCGGACCGGAGGCCGAACTGTACTGCTCGGTAGACGATGAACGGAATGGCGTGATGCGGGGCGGTTGCGTCTATCTGTCCATCCGCCCCTACGGAATTTTGAAAGAGCCGAGTATCGGCATTTACGCCGACACATTCGAGGATGTGTTGGTTAAGGCACGCGCGACATGGCAGCAGCACATGGCGGCGTTTACGGCCGACAAAATTAAGAAGATGGCTCTTGCCGTCATCCGTCTGACGTTTGAACACGGCGAATGCACGGACAAGGCTCTTCGTAAGGAAGGGTTTGCTTACGAAGACATCAAGGTTCACGGCGCGGCGGCGGTTGAGCAAGCCAACACCATGGCTGGAAATCGCCCGTTCAAGATCATCACTGCAACAGTGGAACTGCAGAAATGCTGATCGATCTCCTCGCCACCATTATTTTCGACTGCCAAAGCACCGACCCGCACGTGGTCAGCCGTGGCATCGCGAAGGTGGTCACCGTTCGCTTCGACACCGAGAAGCCAAACGAGCCCGCGCAGCCCTACGCAAAGCAGGGAGGAACACGGCCGTGACCTCCACTTTCAAAACCGATTTGGAACGCTTAGCCGCCGGCCACACTCCGACGCCCTGGTCGCTGCGGGACAAGTGCATAGTCTTCGTCCCTTACACTGGAACGATAGCGGAGACGTTCGGCCAGGCGCACGACACCTGCGACAGGAATGCTGCGTTCATCGTTCTTGCCTGCAACAGCTACGACGCGATGCAGGCCGCGCTCGGAAGATGCGTCACAGCGCTGTCGTTTGAGCTCGAAAACGCGCGCTCGCGCGGCGACGATATTGCCATTCTGCAAATCGAAAGCGCTAAAGGCGCGGCAATTGCCGCCCTTCGCCTCGCCCGTGGAGAACAAGTTTGCGGAGCCGACCCGGTTAAATCCGGTCAGCAGTCGGTCGAGCAAGGGGGCGCCGACGGCCGGATGCTGCCGGTATCCGGCGCCCCGTCAAATTCCGATCTCCGCGATGAGAACGAGCAGCTGCGGCAGGATGCCGAGCGTTGGCGCGCCCTTGTCGGCAGCGCTCGCCTAGAATGGATGGGGTGCGCAGGGTTCGATTTCGACGATGAAAACAAACCGATTAAGGACTGCAACGTAACCGCTCGCGCTGGCGACCCTCTCCACTTCGCGATGTCGTTTTGGTCGGATTTTCCGGCCAAGGATATCCCATCAGGTCATGCCTTCGCCGTCCGGTTCCTGACCGCCTACGCCGACGAATGCCGCCGCCGCGCCGCCCTTACCCAGGAGGCGCAGCCATGACCTGGCTCAAGGATATCGCCGCCACCGCAGGCCTCGCTCTCTTCACCGCGTCCGCCTTCGTTCTGCTGATCGGCTTCGGAGGCTGAACGAATGGCTCGGCGCTCAACCGTCATCACCACCATCGCCCGCCAGCTTCCGCCGGCGAGTTAGGCCGCAATCTGCGGCGCCTTCCTTTTGATCGCCCTAGCGGCGGTCGCAACGATCTTCTGAGGTAGTTATGGACACCCGGACTGAAACACCGATCGATCAGAGCCTTGCCGAACAGGCACCAACCGGAAGCGCGCTCGCTGAAATCCAATCAGCCGCGCCAGTCGCCATTTGCACTGGTCAAGATGCAGCCAACCTTGCCGGGGCACTAATAGCCGCCGCAGCAAATCAGAACGTAAATGCGGACAAGCTGGAGCGAATTTACCAACTGTACGAGCGCATCGAAGCACGAAACGCAGAGCGCGCATTCAATGCCGCGATGGTTGAATGCCAGAAGGAAATGCGCCCAATTGCCACTGACGCCGCCAACAAGCAGACACACAGCAAATACGCGACGTACTACGCTTTGGATAAGGCGCTTCGTCCGATCTACACCAAGCACGGTTTCGCCCCGAGCTACGATACCGATGTTTCCCCGCTGCCCGGTCATATCCGCGCCTATCTCTATCTGTTCCACAACGCTGGCCACACCCGCACCTACAAAATCGACATGCCGACAGACGGCAAGGGCGCCAAGGGTGGCGATGTGATGTCGCCGACGCACGCCGTCGGCGCCGCTGTATCTTACGGTGATCGCTACTTGCTCAAAGATGCGTTCAACATCGCGGTCGGTGACGACGATGATGACAACGGCGCTGACGGCTATTTCCGCGGAACGGGAACGATCACCGAAGACAGAGCAAATCAGCTCCTCGACTTAGCGAAGCGCGCCTATCCGGACGACGACAAGCGCCGCGCCCACCTTATCGACCGCATCTGCAAAAAGTTCGGCGTGAAGAACATCACGTTTCTAACCACCAAGGACTTCCCGACGGCTGTCGAACTCATCAACGGCACCATCTCCGTCGTCAGAGACAAGGCCCAAAAGGCGAAGGAGACCGCACAATGAGCGAAGCTGGGCAAGAACTCGTCGTCATTCCCGCGGAGGACGCGCTTACGATCTTCACCGACAAGGCGAGGATGGAACCGTACATCGAAAAGGTCCGCAAAGCGGTTGCGGACTTCGCCGGCACAGTCACCACGGCCAAGGGGCGCAAGGAAATCGCATCCATGGCCCACAAGGTCGTGAAGGTCAAAACCTATATCGAAGGCGTTGGCTTCGACCTCGCAACGGCACAGAAAGAAATCCCGAAGAAGATCGACGCAACGCGCAAGTACGTCCGCGACACGCTCGACAAGATCGCGGGCGACGTGCGCCAGCCGCTAACGACGTGGGAAAAGAACGAAGAGGCGCGCGTCAAGAAGCACACCGATACCCTCGCATTGCTTGATACGTTCACGCGCGGCGAGTACCCGCAGACGATCGATGCCATCAAGGCAAACATTGCGACAGCCGCTGCCATCATCATCGGCCCGGCATGCGAAGAATTTGAGCCTGAATATGACAAGGCCAAGGAATCCGCGGAAGCCGCGCTGACCGCGGCACTCGCACGGGCCGAGCAGGCCGAAGCGGACCGCGCCGAACTGGAACGCCTTCGGACGGAAGCCGCCGAACGCGCCGAGAACGACCGCATCGAAAAGCTGAAACGGGATGCGGCGGAACAGGCCAAACAAGAGGCTGAGCAGGCTGCACAGGCTGAGCGCGATGCCGCCCAGGCGCGTGAGGATGAACTTCGCAGAGCCGCTGAGAAGGCACAGCAGGACGCCAGAGATACCGAGGAACGGCTGAAGCGCGAAGCCGCAGCCAAGGCGGCGCAGGACGAGCGCGACCGCCTCGCCCGCGAAGCCAATACCAAGCACCGCGCCGCAGTCAATCGCGCCGCCCTGTCGGCCTTTGTCGAAGGCGGCGTTGATGAAGCCACCGCCAAGAAGGTGATCGCTCTGATCGCCAAGAAGATGATCCCCGCGATCAGCATCACGTACTGAGGAAGACATGACCACTCAAATCATTGACTGCGCACAGAACACGCCGGAATGGGACGCCGCCAGGCGTGGATTGGTGACGGCCAGCGAATTCGCCACGGTTCTCGCCAAGGGCAAGGGTGGCGGCGAGAGCCTCACCCGCAAGAAGTACATGTACAAGCTCGCCGGCGAGCGCATCACCGGGGAACAGGAGCCGAGCTTTACAAGTCCGGACCTGGACCGCGGCCACGCCATGGAAGAGGACGCGGCGAGCTGGTACGCCTTCACGCGTGAAGTCGAACTGCAGCAGATCGGGTTTATGAAATCCGATGAATGCGGCGGAATGGGCTACAGCCCCGACCGGCTGATCGTCGGAGGCAAAGGCCTCCTCGAGATCAAGACGAACAAGCCGTCCGTCCTCATTGGACTGTTGGAAAAGGACGACTTTCCGTCCGAGCATGTCGCCCAATGCCAAGGGGGCCTGTTCGTCTCCGGTTACGACTACATCGACATCGTTTGCTTTTGGGGAAAAATGCCGAAGCTGGTCAAGCGCGCCGTCCCCGACCGCGCCTATCACGCCATCCTGCGCTCTGAAATCACCCGCTTCAACGACGAACTCTGCGAGCTGGTCGAGAAGATCAAGCACTACGGAGAAGCGGCATGAGCGGAAGCGTCAACAAAGTCATCATTATCGGCCACCTCGGCCGCGACCCTGAAGTGCGCCGCACCACCGCCGGCGATCCAGTTGCCAGCCTCAGCGTGGCGACCAGCGAGAGTTGGCGTGACAAGCACAGCGGCGAGCGGGTGGAAAAGACCGAGTGGCATCGCATCGTGATCTGGAACGAACACCTCGCCAAGGTCGCCGAGCAGTACCTGCGCAAGGGCTCCAAGGTCTATCTCGAAGGCCAGCTCGCAACCCGCAAGTGGACCGACCGGGACGGCGTGGAGAAGTACACGACCGAGATCGTGCTCAACCGCTTCCGCGGTGAACTGCAGCTCCTCGACAATCGAACGAGCGATGATCGCGCGGGCTCGTCCGGAAGCAATACGGACCGCGGCACCGACGCCGGCGAGCCACTCGCCAACTTCGACCGTACCGACCTTGACGACGAAATTCCGTTCTGAGGCGCGCTATGGCTGAGTTTTGGTGCATCCGCAAAGGCGACGCTCTCTACCCGGACGGGACGGACAGCGCTGCCGCCATGGCCAAGGTCCCGTTCGGCCAACGCATCCACGTTGAGGCGAAGCGCCCGCGCAACGCCGGACACCACCGCCTGTTCTGGGCGCTTTGCGCGCGGATCGGCGCGGCGATCGACGTCGACCCGGAGAACATCGCCGATATCCTCAAGATCGAAACTGGCCATTGCACTGTGGTGCGGACCAAGTCCCGCGGCGAGATCCGGCTTCCGAAATCCATTTCGTTCGCGAAGATGGACCAGACCACGTTCAACGAGTTTTTCGAGCGCTGCGTTCGCGTGATCCAGACCGAATGGGGCATTAGCCGCCCTGAAGTTCAGGACGCCGTTGCCGACCTGCTCTGCCCTGATGCGAGGGACGCGGCATGACCAATCTTGAGCCCTGGGCAGAAGAAGTCGGATTCGCCGAAACGATCTGCGCCGACCTTGGATGCACCGTGCAACGCTCACCGCACGCGTACGAAATCGCGACAGTTACCGGCGATGGCGTTCGCTTAGTGATCTATCCACACAAGACGTCCAGCACCGGAAACGTCTCGGCCAGGGTTAGGGACAACGGGAGCAAGAACAAGGCGCGAGCCCGAGAGGTCATGTTGGCAATGAATCGCGGCGAAGGGCTGCCGGAAGAAATCCGGTGGCGCGTCGCAACCTTCAACACCTTTTACGCGAAGACGATGCCATGACCCGCCTTGCCGAATTCTCGAAAGCGACGAAGCGCGAGGCGCTGAAGCGCTCTCACCACCGCTGCGAAGCCGAGGGTGAACGCTACGGCCTCCCCGCCGGCCAGCGCTGCGGTGCCGACCTCGCCTATGGCATCGAGTTTGATCACGTGATCATGGAGGCAAACAGCCACGACAACAGCCTCGAGAACTGCGCCGCGGTCTGCCCGAAGTGCCACCGGTTCAAGACCAGCAATTTCGACGTGCCGTGCGCAGCCAAGGCGCGCGCCCAGCAAGACAAGCGCTTCGGCATCAAGCCGAAGCATCACCGGCCGATGCCCGGTTCCCGCGCCAGCGGAATCCGCAAGCGCATGAGCGGCCAAGTGGAGCGCTGGGACTGACCCTGGCGCTCCGACAGCGAAACCACGGAAGGGAAATCCAATGGCATTGACCACCACCATCGACCATCTGAAGCCGGGTCAGGAATACCCGGACGGCAACATCAACGCCCGCCAGCACTACACCGACGCGGAAATCGAAGAGCTCGCGGTGAGCCTCCTGCCCGATCACGACGGACAGCTCCGCCCATTCCTGGTCTGCACCCATCCGTCGACGCCCGGTGACTATTACGTGTTCGGCGGCGGCCGCCGGCGCATCGCCTACACCCGCCTGATCGAGCGCGGCGACCTGCCGGAATCCCACCCGATCGAGATCAAGGACTTCGGGCATCTTTCGGTCGCTGAAGCCCTCTCGAAGTCCTGGGCCGACAACAAGGCGGTGCCGATGCACCCGGCCGACTTGGCCGCCACGTTCGCCACGCTCGCCGCCGATCGGCCGGTCGAGGAGATCGCCGCCGAGCACGGCGTCACGATCCGCGCCGCCCAGCAGCACATCGCGCTCGGCACCAGGTTGTCGCCGGACATCATCGCCGATTGGCGCGAAGGCCTGCTGAAGCGTGAGGCCATCGAGGTTTTCGCTATCACCGACGATCACGAGGCGCAGAACGCCGCCCTCCTCTGGGCCAAGACGCAATGGCAATGGGCCCACAACAGCCGCCACGAGATCAACATCAAGGAACTGCGCCAGCGGCTCACCAACAAGAAGGAGCCGGAAATGAAACGGCTCCTCGGCTTCGTCGGTGTCGACGAATACCGCGCCGCCGGCGGCGTCGTGACGGAAGACTTCTTCGGCCAGGGCGGCATCGTTAAGGACATGAAGCTTCTCAGGAAGCTGGCCAAGACCAAGATGGACGATTTGCTTGCCGAGCTGAACGCGGAGGGATGGTCCTGGACCGAGGGCCGCATGAAGCAATCCTTCATGCACCACGGCTACGGCCAGGCGAAGATCAAGGCCGAACCGCTGGCGTCAGAAATGATCCGACAGCACGAGATCGAGCAGCGGTTGGCGGCGATCAACGGAATGGACTACGACGAAGCCGAGCAAAACGACGCCGCGCTCGATGCCGAACAAGGAACGCTTGAGGCCGAGCTCAAGCGCATCGAGGCGAAGGCGTTGCTCGCCGGTGCGACAAAGCAGCAAAAGGCCCGTTCCGGCGTCATCGTGTCGGTCTGCGATGACGGCTCGCTCCACTACGATATCGGCCTGATCCGGAAGAACGAGCCCGAGGAAGCCAAAAAAGGCGGGGCGCGACAGCAGGCGCAACCCCAGGAACCGCGAGCCACGACACACGAGGCTGATCGCCATATCTGCGGCTGCGCAGAGGATGCGGTAGCCGAGCTACTCCTTGAACATCCCGAGGACCTATTTGCGCTATTTCTGGCCTCGGCAGCGCGCTGCAACGAATGGGGTGACCCGCTGCGGGCCGCAGACGTCGGCACCGCCTACGGCGAAAAGAGCGCCAAGCCATTCGACAAGCTCTACCACCAGTTTGCCAAGCTCTCGCCAGACGCCATGATCATCGAGGCGTCCAAGTACATTGCCGGATGCGCCAATGTTGACAGGGATGGTGCGGTCGACCCGCTCATCATGTCGATTATCGGAGAGGACAAGTACCAGGAACTGGTGCTGACCAAGTTCGACCGCAAGGTCTACTTCGAAGGCGCGTCGAAGCGCTTCATGCTCGGCGTGATGGCTGAGACGCTCGGCGAGGAGGTACGCGCTGCCGGCGAGCACATGGGCGAGCAGAAGATCCGCGAAGAGGTGATCGCTGCCGCGAAGAAATATGGCTGGCTTCCGCCTTCCCTGCGCACCTCGAAATACCTCGAACCGACACCGCTCGAATCCGCGATCGCCGCAAAGGGCGCCAAAGCAAAGGCGCCGAAGGTCACCGCAGCGAAGAAGAAGGCGGCCTAACATGAAGAACAGGCTATCAGATCTCAACGACCACCTGTTCGCGCAGATCGAGCGCTTGGCAGATGAAGGGCTGTCACAGGAGAAGATCGAGCAGGAGGCCAAGCGCGGCGAAGCAATGGTCGCGGTTGCTGACACGATCATTCGCAACGCCGCCCTCCAAATCCAAGCCGCGAAAATCGCGTTCGACGGCGGCAGTGATCCGTTGCCGTACCTTCCGGCTCCCGCGCTGCTCGCACCCTCACCCGCCAAGGTGAAACCGCAATGAAGGGGCACCGCATCAAATACTCGGAGGCCGAGCTGCAATGGCTGGAGGCAAACCGAACGTTGCCGATCGAGGATTACCGAAAGGCCTTCAACGCGAAGTTCAAGCGTCGTGTGGTGGCTGCGAACCTTCACGCTCTGCGCAAACGCAAGGGCTGGCGTACCGGCCGGACAGGCTGCTTTGAGAAGGGCATCGTCCCGCACAACAAGGGGAAGAAGTGCCGCCCAGGAGAAGGCGGCCGGCACCCGAACGCGGTCAAGACCCAGTTCACGAAGGGGCACCTCCCCCACAACACGCACTATCTCGGTCACGAGCGGGTGTCGAAGGACGGCTATGTCGAGATCAGTGTCGATCAGCGGAACCCGCACACGGGCTTTGAACGCCGCTACGTCCTGAAGCACCGCTGGCTTTGGGAGAAGGCGCACGGGCCCGTTCCGGAAGGGATGGCGCTGAAGTGCAAGGGCGACAAGTTGAACACCGACCCGTCCAATTGGGAGTTGGTGCCTCGCGCCCTCCTGCCGCGCCTCAGCGGCCGCTACGGGCGCGGCTACGACCAAGCGCCGGACGAACTCAAGCCAACGATTATGGGCGTTGCGAAGCTGGAGCAACAGCTTCGGTTGACCAAGCAGAAAGCAGCCTGACATGGCATCGAAATTGATCAGATTTCCAATTCCAGATGAAGCCCTTGATGATCGTCTGGCGACGGTAGGAACCAGCGGCAGCGGAAAGACCTACGGCGTCATTGGCGCCATGGCGCGGCTTCTGAAGAAGAGCGCTGCGCGCACGATCGGTATAGACCCCCTTGGTTGTATGTGGGGCCTTAGGCTCAACGAAGACGGCGCGAAGCCTTCTGGCCTGAAGATCGCGATCTTGGGTGGGCCGCACGGAGACATGCCGCTGACCGAGAATTCCGGAGCACTGGTCGGTGAAGCCGTCGCCAAGTCGGCGGAGAGCTGCATCATCGATCTCAGCGAGTTTCCGTCCAAGGCGGCGGAGCGCCGGTTCATGCTGGCATTCCTGACCTCCCTGTACCGGTTCAACAAGGATCCGGTACACCTCGTTATTGACGAGGCCGACATGTGGGCGCCGCAGCGCCTCATGGACAAGGATGGCGACGCCGCCCGGCTCCTGGGCGTGATGGAAACCATCGTCCGCCGCGGGCGTATCCGGGGCTTTATCCCATGGCTGATCACTCAGCGGCCGGCGGTACTCAGCAAGGACGTGCTGTCCCAGGCCGACGGCATTGTGGCCATGAAGCTGACATCGTCTCAGGACCGCGATGCCATCGGTGCTTGGATCGAGGGGCAGGCCGATCGGCATACCGGAAAGGAGATCCTTGCATCCCTGCCAACTAAGGCCCGCGGAGAAGGTGTCCTCTGGATTCCCGGCCGTGGCATCCTTCAACACGTAACTTTCCCGAAGAACGCTACGTTCGACAGTTCCCGCGCACCGCGGCCGGGCGAGAAGCGCGCCGCAACGGCGCTGCAACCGCTCGATATCGGGGCTCTCAAAGAAAAATTGTCCACCGTAGAAGCTGAGACGAAGGCCAATGATCCACGCGCGCTGAAGGCCGAAGTGGCCCGCCTCTCCGCTGAATTGCGGAAATCAGCGTCCTCCAAACCTGTTGCGAAGATCAACACGGCGGCGGCAGAGGCGGCAGCGCATGCCGCCGGAGTTGCCGAAGGCTGGGCGGCCTGCTGGCCTCAGGCCTGGGGGGCTGGCGCGACAGCCATGCGCAACATGGTCCGCGAAGTATCGCCTCCTGATTCCACTCAGCCGCCGACGCCGCCAAAGTCGCTTTGCAAATTGGCTGGTAAGTATGCGGTTCCTATGCCATCGCCCGCAACTCTGCGGACAGAACGTCAAGTTCAAAACCTGAGGGCTGCAGCTTCGTCTCCTGTCGGTCGTGGCAACACAATCCAGCCAGCTAAGCAACGCATTCTCGACGCCTTGGCATGGTTCGAGAGCATCGGGCAACAAGATGCCGACCGTGACGTTCTGGCTTTCCTGGCCGACACGTCATCTCGAAGCTCCGCCTATCTCAACAACATCAGCGCTCTTCGGACCTATGGCTTGATCGAATATCCGCGGCAAGGCCTTGTTGCACTGACCGAGGAAGGTCGAGCGCAAGCCAACCAACCTGCAGCACTTCTCACGCCGGAGGCGTTGCAGGAAGCCGTGAAATCGAAACTGCAACCTGCCCTGCAGCGCATTCTTTCGGTCGCCATAGGCGCGTATCCAAAATCTCTCTCCCGCGATCGTATTGCCGAACTTGCAGGCACGAGCCCGACATCTAGCGCGTTTCTCAACAATGTCTCTCGGCTGCGTTCACTCGGATTCCTGGACTATCCGGCACAGGGAGAAGTCGCAGCTACCGGTCTACTTTTCTTGGAGCGCTGACCATGGCTGACCCCACAATTCGCTTCCAGCTCGAAGCCGAAATGGACGGACCGCCGAAGCGTGGCCGTAAGCGCAACACTGGCACCAAGCCGCGCGGCTATGCGTGGACGCCTGGGACGGGCCCCGCCGGCGAGACATGCGGAAGCTGCGCCCACCTCACCCGCCGACATGTGTCGCGGGACTATCCGAAGTGCGCGCTGATGCGGGCGCAGTGGACCAAGGGCAAGGGAACCGACGTCAAGACTAGAAGCCCGGCGTGCCGAGAATGGGCAAAGAGGGAGGAAAAATCCAATGGCTGAGATGCCAGACGAAGACGTGAACAACCTCGATGCCGTGGTAGCCGAGCTTGGCCTTCAGGAAAGCAGCACTGCGCCGGCGGAGGCTGTGCGCGAGTTGAAGGTTGAATGTGACCAACTCCGCTTCACCTTTGATCTCCGCTGGAAAGCCGACATGCGCGCAATCAAGCGATGGCGGGCCGCGCATCCTGGAAATGAACTAGTGATGCCTGACCACGCCGACCTCGTCGTGTGGCTGATGGAGCAGCACGACGCCGCCGACGGAACCATAGAACGGCTTCGCGCCAACGCGCGACCTAAGGCTCTCGACTGGAAAGAGCCGTCTTCAACCACCAATGGCTGCTTTGTGGCGGATAGCGTTCTTGGAAGATACACGGTTGTCTATGAGGACGGCTGGTACGCATGCCTTGAGGACGGCCTGAAATGGGAGTGGGAACCAAGTGAAGACCCCCGCTCGTATCTCGGTCCGTATGCCGCCCAGAATGCTTGCCAGGAGCACTTTGAGCGCACCATCCGCTCAGCGCTAACGGAGGCAGCATGAACCGCCCCGCATCCACTATGATAGCTGCAGCGCTCATCGGCGCCTGCATGTCGTATGAGCCAATCCCCGATTCGACCGACGCCGGACCAGGCAAAGGCAGCAAGGGCATCGCCCGCGGCCGGATCGATCGCACGCCCAACGAACACGAGATCAGCAAGCTGCAAAGCGCATCGCTGAAGCGGCTGCTGAGGAAATAAGAACATGAAGACACGATCAAGAGTGCTTTCGCTGGAGTGCTGGCCCCACGGCAATCACCGGGAATGCGGCCGGCAGTTCGAAATCACCCTTCAGAAGGGTGAACGCACAGTCGGTCGAGATGGTCAAGGTTATAGGCGCCTCGCCAAAGAGGCGGGAGACGCTGGCTGGTGTATCGGGCACTTCGACGGCCAGGCCTACTACGTCTGCCCTGAGCACAAACAAACTGTGTGGAACCCCACACCAATTCGCATCTGAGATCGAACGTGGACCAAATTGACCAATGGAAAGCTGAGGGAAAAGCGGCGGCGCCAGAGCAACTGGGCCGCTTCGGCCACCATCCCGGTCCCGCCATTGACTTCTGCGTCGAGGTCCTGGCTTTGATGGAAATCGGGACGGATCGGAAGCTCGGCGTCGAAAACCCCGAGGATGAAAGCCTCGAACGTCGCGTCGCCGCGGCAATGGCGTTTACTGTCGGTGGAAATCAGAACGCAATTTCTGCCAAGACCGAGTTGGTAGCCCTCGATGGGTTGCTTCGTTCCGGGAAATTGCGAAAGCCCTCCGCCGCCGACCTTCCTGAAGGCGAATATGCGATTGCCGAGATCATGGGCCACAGCACCATGATCGGCCGCTTCGCCGAAGTGGAGCGGTTCGGAACGAAGATGCTTCAGATCGAGCCGATTTGGGAGAACAAGCTTCTGCCGGCGGTCTTCGTCGGTGGCGCATCGCTCTACCGGTTCACGCCGTGCACGCGCGAGGTCGCGTTCGCGCGCCAGCCGAAGGCCCGCTATCAGCTTCCGCAAGCGCTGCTCGCGACCCTGCCGCCCGAGCCGAAGCCTGCGCTTCCCGCACCGGACCGTGACCCGATCGACGACGACGAAATGCCGTTCTGAAGGTGAACCCATGTCGGCCGAAGAACTGATTTCGAAGATCGCAAGCTACTGCAACGACTTTGCCTGGATGGCTGGCGTTGGTGGCCTCGAGACGGCTGGCTCAGTCATATCGTACCTTGCGGCCCACCCGGAGCACACCGCCACGTTTCTAGACGGCGGATTCCCCGCCCTCATGGACGCTTGCGGAGATCCTCGCGATTTATTCGCGCACGGCTGCTTGACCTTCCATCGCGCGAAGGACGGAAAGGTCACGACGCCGGAAGACTTGCGAGCCTCGATCGCGGCAAGAGACGCGGCCAAAGGCGTGCAGCAATGACAGAAGGCTTCACCACCATCGAATGCACGGTCTGCCGCCCGAAAGAAGACGCGGTCTGGATCGTCCTCGACGGTGCCGAAGGCACCCGGAGCGAGCACTTGGCGCTGTCGGCAATCCACCCCGACGACGTCGAGGCGATCGAGCGCGATGACCGGGTGCATTCGATGGCGCTCCGCGTTCGCACGGACGTGGCCGAAATCTACAACCTTGAACCAGCTCCTGCCGTGGCAGTGCCAGTCGTGGCAGAGCCAACACCCGCGAAGAAACCAGTGGTGCCGGCCTACGGCGATTTGTTTGGAACGATGTGATGAGTACGAAGCTGCTGTCCCAGAAAGAAGTCCTCGCCGCCTGGCCGGTGCTAAGCGACGCCAACCTCAACGAGGCGCGGCGCCTCGGGCAGATCGAATGGGTGCGGGGCAAGTACAAGGCGCCCTACTACACCGAGGAAGCGGTCGAGGCTTACATCTCGACTTACAGAACCCATCGCTGCGGAACACAAAAAGTGACCGCATCAGCCCGGACGCCAAAGCTTGTTGCCATTCCGTCAGATCTTCGGGAGAAGGCCTTGGCCAGGATCGCCGGGGGAATTTGACGCCTCGACAGCCGCAACATGTCTTGATTTGGTCCACCGATGCCCCGCCCCAGACAACACCCTCTATTTGAGCTCGGCGAATTTTGGATCGGCCGCGAGCCGACCTCGCCCCTGCTCTATCGCTATTGGCGCGACCACGACGCCAGGCGCACCAAGCGCGCCACGCTGGGGACCGATGACCTCGAAGAGGCCAAGATTCGGCTCGCAGAAATCGTGCTGCGGGCCCAGCCCGTCACCACCGCGAGCGACCTCGCGGCCATCTTCGACAAGTACTGCGATGAGCACGGCGACAAGACCGAAACTGGCAAGACGGCGCGCGGCGCGTGCCGGCTGTTCCTCGAATGCTGGGGGAAAGCAGCAACGGTCGCGACCGTCACCGAGGAAAACCAGAAGAAATTCGCACAATGGGGCGTCGATGAGCACGGCTTCGCGCTGGCGACGATCTATCGCCACCTGACGACGCTGTCCGCCGCGCTGCGGCATTCCGGGATAACGGTGAAGGTCTTCGCCAACCAGGCGCTGATCCGAGACAAGTGGCGGATCGTCACCAAGCCCCCGCGCCGCGTCTACATCCCGACCGACGACGAAATGCGGCGCCTCTGGAAAACGCCGATGCCAGAGAACCTGCGACGCTGGCTGCTCATTAGCATGTGCACCGGGTGCCGGCCGGCCGCGGCCCTGGACGTTTCGTCAGCCTCGCGGCGCCGCGACGCCGAATTACTCGACCTCCTCCCCGCCGATCGCGTCCAGAACAAGAAGAGGCGGCCTACCGTGCGGGTCCCCCCGATCCTCACGGCCGCCATGGACGACTGGGACAAGGACAAGGTCAAGAACGCTGGCGGCCATTATTCGGGCTACGCCAACTACGCCGGCGTGGCCCAGGCTCTCGAGCGGGTATGCGCCGAGAAGAAGGCCAACATCCCGGCGCTCACGACCTACAGCATCCGGCACAAAGTCGCGACGGTGCTCAGGGCGGCCAAAGTGCCAAAGGAGCTACGGAAGGCCCAGATGGGCCACGTAGACCCAGAAGACCGGGTTTCGGACGGCTATGGCGAGTACGACCCCGACTATCTCAAGGAAGCGACCGACGCTCTAGAATCATGGACGCGCCGGATCGTCGGCAGGCACCCCGTGAAGTCTCAAGATAGTCTCAAAACCGGATCACGGCAAAAGCGCGGCAAAAAATAA